AGGTGTAGGGTCATTATCACGGAACCATCGGTAGTGGCTGCCTGTCAGCTACCGGTTAGATAAAGCAGGCTGGTTTCCAGGTGCGCTTTGCCAACCGTGCTGCCTGGGAATGAGATCTAACGGAGGGCTAAGCATGTAGTGCTGGGGATGGAGTGCTTCCGGACGGCGGTTCGATTCCGCCCACCTCCACCAATGAGCGGATCTTGAAGATCCGAAGAAGGCCGGGAACCCCCGTAAAACAAGGGTTCTCGGCCTTTTTTATGTGCACTGCGGTGCGCAAGTGAACGTCGCAGGATTGGAGACTCTGGGGGCATATTTTGGGGCACCTGCCCCCAACTGCCGAACAGATGCCCCCACTGACCGATCTCGCAATACGCCGCGCCAAACCTGCCGCGAAGACCCAACGCCTGTATGACAGCGACGGTTTGTATCTGGAGCTGTCGCCGAAGGGCGGGCGCTGGTTTCGCCTGAAGTATCGATTCGGCGGAAAGGAAAAGCGGCTCGCCCTCGGCGTCTATCCAGAGGTGCCGCTGGCACTGGCCAGGCAGCGGCGGGACGAAGCACGCCAGCTAGTGGCTCAGGGTATCGACCCGGGCGAGCACCGGAAAGCAGCAACGGCTGCGCGTGCAATCCTCGGCGCCAACACCTTCGAAGTGATCGCCAACGAGTGGCTGGAGAAGCGCAACTGGGTGGATGGGTACCGTGTGAAGGTCGTCGGATGGTTCACGAACGACGTGTTCCCCTACATCGGCGCGCGGCCGGCGGCGGAACTGGAAGCACCCGAATTCCTGGCAGTGGCCAGACGAATCGAGAAGCGCGGCGCCTTCGAGTCGGCGCACCGGATCATGCAGAACTGCGGCCAGGTCATGCGATACGCCATCGCCACCGGGCGTGCCAGCCGCAACCCAGTGGCGGATCTGCGCGGCGCGCTGAAGCCGACACCTGAGCGCCATCTGCCGGCAGTGACCGATCCGGACGAGCTGGGGGCGCTGCTGCGCGCCATGGACGGCTACAAGGGCAGCCACGTCACGCGCTGCGCTCTGGTGTTGGCACCACTGCTGTTCGTGCGTCCGGGTGAGTTGCGGCAGGCCGAGTGGTCGGAATTCGACATCGATGCCGCTCGGTGGAACATCCCCGCCGACAAGATGAAGATGCGCCAGCCCCACGCTGTCCCGCTCTCGCGCCAGGCACTGACTGTCCTGGCAGACCTGCAGCGGCTCACCGGTGCCGGCCGCTACCTCTTCCCCAGCACCAGGACGAAGCTGCGGCCGATGTCGGACAACGCGGTGAACGCGGCGTTGCGCCGCATGGGCTACGAGGTAGGCACGGTGACCGGCCACGGCTTCCGCGCCACAGCCCGCACGATCCTCGACGAGATCCTGGGCTTCCGGCCGGACATCATTGAGCACCAGCTGGCGCATGCAGTGAAGGATCCCAACGGCCGGGCTTACAACCGCACGACACATCTCGCGGAGCGCGTGCGCATGATGCAGCGGTGGGCCGATTACCTTGACGAGTTGCGCGCGAACTCTGCCGCCACCTCGAAGGCCTGAGCGATCGGCAGCGTCACAGGCGGCGGTACCACTGGGCTGCCGGCGATCATCAGCGACACAGCTGCCTCAGACGCACCATTCCGCCGAACCCTTGCGAGGACATCTGCCCCTCCTGGACCGACACGCAAGAGGTTCCATTCGTCTCGATCGACGTCCCCGCCGATGACGGGGTTGTGCCAGTTCATGTTCAGAGGGAGAGACGGCAGCGTCACACCTTCGGGAGCAATGACGCTCGGCTCCTTAGATCGCTGAAGCGCGGCGCGGTGCGCAGATCGTGATGGCATGGCTATCTATCCTGGCTGTGGGTGCTGCAGGTCACGCTGCTATCCGGTGCTCGTAGAACGGGTGCCGCTTGTCGTCGAAGATGGCGTAAAGCGCCTGGAGATCGGCCGGGTCCGGATTGAGCCAGGCGTCGACGTGCTCAGGCTTGATGTTGATGATCGTCCGGTCATGGCCAGCGGCTGCGACCTCCGGCTCTGGCTCGTCGGTGATCGCGGCAAACGACAGCAGGTCGGGTTCGACGCCTGCGGGATCGCGCCAGTGCGACCAAAGGCACGCCACCAGCATCGGCTCACCGGTGCGCGGCACGAACTCGATGCGCTGGTTCTGCCCGTCTGGGCCTTCGACGTTCTCGTAGAACCGGTCGGCCACCATGAGCCCATGGGTGTAGCCGAACTGCCGGCGCCAAAACCCTTCCAGGTTGTCGCGGCGGGCGTTGTAGGTGCCGGGGAATTTCCGGTCGTACATTGCCGGGGTGCCGGCCGGCCGGCACTGGTAGCGCATCGGCTTCACGACCCGTTGACCATTCTCGACCACCAGCACCGGGCAGTAGACGCCCGGGAAGATCCGGCTGTCGTCCTGCCCGCGCGTACCCTTGAGCGTGTCGAGGCGCCGCTGCGCCTGCTGGATCTTGTTCGTGCCGATGCGCACGTCCTCGCGCGCCTTCTTCGTTTCCTTGAGCTGCAGCGCCCGCTCGGCGTCGCCGACACGGCGCTTCTGGTCGAAGATCTCCCGCGTGAGCGCGTCGGCCTCCGCCGCGTCCGCTGCGCGCAGATTCTCCTGCAGCTCGGGCGGTCCGATCTCCAGCAACTCGCGCACCATCGCCCGAGGCGCCTTGATCCGGCGCGCCTGGGCGCCCTCGCCCCACCAGAAGGTCTTCACATAGGTGTCGATGTCCATCACGGCGCCAAACGCCCGCTGGAACTCTTTGAACTCGGCTCGGATCTGCGCGGAGTAACACATGGCCGCCTCTCAACAGTCGCGGTCGGGATCTTGGAGGCCATGCCAGGCCAAGATCTCATCGAGCCGCCGGGAGACGAATTGGGCATCGTCGCCCGTGATGGCGCCGTCCTCGATGACGTCTGCCATGCCCGCGAAGGCCTGCCAGAAGTGGCAACGGTCGGGGCTGCTCTTCAGCAGCGCTGGCACCGCGGCATCGAGATTTTCGAGATGGGTTCGGAGTTGGGCTCTGTCCATGCCCGCAGTATCGGCAGAACCGTCTCAAGGCGTGAGACGGGCGGTCGTAGAATCTGCCTCTATGGACGACACTCCGCGCCCCAGTCTTTTTGAACAACTGCAGCAGCGGCTGGCGTGCGCGCCTGAGCCGCTGGAGGTGCTCAATCAGTTCGAAGCGGAACTGCTGTATGCGTTCCCTTCCGAGGCGGCCGTGATTGTCGAGCTGGTCGCCTCATGGGGTCATCGCCTCGGCGTCCTCACGCGTGAAGATCTCGACGGGTTTATTTAAGTGGCTTGTTTCCAGACTCAGCCAACCGTTCGTCAAGCAGGTTACGGATTTTTTCTAACAGTTCGCGATCGTCGCAGTCGCGGTTGAATGCGATCCAGAGTTGGGTTGCACGCTCCGCGCTCAGGCTTTTATCTATTAGGTCTGCGGCTTCGGAAAGAGATTGAACCCGATAGGTGTGAACATGGTCCATAACACTGCTCCCCCTAAATTGGTATTACGAAAATGTGCCGGCTCGGCGCTGCTCAGGCGCCTCGCGGGTTGAGCGGCCATCTTGGCACCGCGACCGGCTACTGTAGGTTTGCACCGTTATGGGATTGCACATATCGGCCTGTTCCGCACGTTGGGGTCAGATTTCTCCGAGAAATTGCAGTGTGCGGGTATAACTCAAATGAACGTTTTTTTGCGTGTGCTGGCCATGCATCTTGGCCTTGCGCCGAGATGACCTCGGGCCGCCGGCCAGACCGGCGCAGCACATTCGGAGAACGTAATGCACGCACTACTGATCGCCGTAGCCGCAGCCCTCCTTGGCGTCGCCATCCCAGCCGCCGCCGGCGAACGCAGCCAGCTCGGCCGCACCACCGATCTGTACCAGGAAACATCCGACGCCGGCGAGACGCTTGACGCGTTCGTGACACGCCTCGCGCCGCGCGCACGCGCCGCCTCAGTCAGCGCACGCGCCGTGGTTTGTGGCCAGATCCAGGGCGCCGGCCCGTATACCTTGACGCTCAAGACCGATGGCCACCAGGATTGGTGCGAGGTACCGAAAACCGTCGCGCCATATGTGCTCGTCAACGGCATCGCAAAGGATGCGCGCGAGGATCACATCCCAGCGATCTACGCGCGCCGGGCGGGCTACTTGATCACTCCGTGGAGCATCAAGTTTCAGGACCGAATTGCTAGCCGAAAGATCGGCTCGACTAGCCGTTGAACCTACGTTGCAACTTCACAGACCTGTCGCCGGGCGGCAGTAAGGCGGAAGCGATCCAGACGTGAATGGTTACTTAAAAAGGCGCAAAATCCGATCTGCCACCAGCCGGTGCCCCTTCGCGTTTGGATGATTTGGTTGCGCCATCAGATCCATCCTGTCCCCGCTGTAATCGCTGAACGCAGCAAATGCGTCGGCCACGGGCACGTCTTCGGCTCTCGCTAAATCGCGAATCATCGCAACTTGCGCCACAAGCGATGATTTCGACGAGGGCGTGTCCCCTCCTAGATCAGGGGTAGCGGTAACCAGGACAACACACGCATTCGCTTGCTTGGCTTGATGAACCATCTGGGTCAAGTTGCTGCGGGATTGCTCAATGCTAAGGCCTCGATCATTTAGCCCGTAGTCGATCGTTACCACACGCGGAAGATGACCCAGCGCCTCCCGCTTAAAGCGGGCCAAGCCGGCGCTGGAGTTTTCCCCTCCTACTGCTGACGTAATCACATTGACCACGGCAGTGGGATACCTCGCCGCCAGACCATCGGCAACCAGGCGCGGATAAGCTTCGCGAGTGTTGACGGTAGGGGTCACAAAATAGCCAGCGGGAACACTGTGCCCGAACGCCACAATGTTCACGGTCCTGTTGTCCGGCCACTTCTTCAGCAAGTCAGCCCTGACCAAAGAGAGGCAGCCGCTTGTATTTCCTGCAAAGGCAGAACTCGTGGCGGCTAACATAGCAGCCGCAAGCAGAATGGATCTGATCTTCATTGAGCCATTTTGCGCACTTACCCTCAATTGCGCCAGCCTGGCGATGAGCAGCAGCTCAATAATTGCGCACGTTGAGCAGCAGGCAATCGACCTGCATTGTCCCAAACGTTCCGGGAGGTGCCGGTGGGCTGCCCTGGTTGCCCTCGGCGTGGTCGTAGTACGTGTTGATGCCCTTTGCTGACGCTGTTCCCGGCGTGTATCTAACCCCTGCAACATAGCCAAGGCGATCCATCATCCAGCGAGGACCGCCACCAATGAGTCCGCTCACGATGGTGTATGACGCACCGGTGTGCCCTAGCGCGATCGCTACGCCGTCCGCTTGGGTCGGAAAGTCAGTTTGCGCAGTACCTGCGGTGGCCCGCATGCGGCCGATCACCCGCATGTACTTGTAACGCGAATCGAAAGCTATGCGGCCGGTGGCCGGGTCGCGGAAACGCACCCCCTTGCTCGTGACAAACGCCATTTGCGCCACATCGGTGGTGTCGAAGACGTAGTACTGGATAGCGGTGTTGGCCGTCTCGCACACAAGCTCAAAGGTGAAGGTGCTCCCGTTCTGCGATCGATTGCGAAGGCCAACAAACGAGGCGCAGGTGACGGCGATGAGCGGAGAGTTGCCACCGCCGACTGTGAGGGTGGCGAAGCCGATGCCCTGGGCCGCACCACCCGAGCTGGCACCTACAGCGGTCACGGTTCCCTTCTGCTTCAACGCTAGGTTTTCGTAGCGCGTGTCGATCTGGATGATGTTCCCGCCCTCGGGCCGGATCCTTACGCCCAAAACCATCAGTACCTCCCGTAGGTGAGCAACCCACCGACCTGCGTGCCCATGTTGCTGCCGCCCCCGTAGTTCCAGCTGATCGTCCCGGCCTGCTCGTCGACGGTGAACAGCGGTGCCTGCGCGTACTGAGCGCTACTGCTGGCGGAAAACCAGAAGTAGATTTCGTTGGTGCCCAGTGGCGGCACTGCCACCGAGCCACTGGCGCCGGCTGTGATCGTCACGGCGCCGAACTTGCTGGTGATGCGAGTGGAGACATCGATCAGGATGTTTCCGTCCAGGTCACGCTGCCGAATGCCGCGCGCCATCAGAGCAGCTCCCCGGCTTCGAACAGCGCAACGGTTCCGGCGGCATTCCAAAAGCGCAGCGCCTGCTCGTTGAGCGTCATGAAGCCGCCGTTGTTTGCGCCGTTCATCGACAGCGTGCTGTTCTTGTCCAACTTCCAACGCGGCTGCCCATTGGCACCCACGCCGTTCGACTGGATGGTGTCGCCGATCATCGCGTTGGTGATCCATGCGTTGCCAATCAGCGCCTGGTTGATGAAGACCTGACCGCCCTGAATCACAAACGGCGACGTCACGGCGTTGTTGGCGACATTGATCACCGCGAACCGATCCGCCTGCATCAGGATTTGGCTCTGATAGCTGCCGTCCTGCTGCTGCTCAACGCCCACGCCCAGGCCGGCCATGTAGATCTGACCTGCGCTGGTGATCTGGGCCTTGACCGTGTACGTAGCGCTGATCTTGCCGTTAAGGGCGACGACCGTTTGACTGGCCTGCTGAACGCTAGCCGAGATGCCGCCGATCGATGCTTCCACAGTATCCACACGCTGCGCTTGGGCGCGGTCTCCCTCAGCGATGACCGTCTGCCAGGTCCGTGTACCGGCGAATACGTTGCGGTCGCCTGCATGCCAATCCCGATCACCCGCATGCCGGTTGCTGATCTGGGCGACCAGGCCGTCCGTGCGCTCACCGATGGCCGCAAGGCCGCTCTCCGGATCATTGATCTGCAGCTTCAGCGAATTAACCTCGCCCACGACGGCACCCGCCTCGGCGATCGCGTTGCCGACGTTCTGCCACTGCGTCCCTGGCGGCTCTTCGTTGCCGGCCGCTTCGCCCGTCCAACTCCAGATGACTCCCCCGTACACGACTGTTTGCCCGGTCGTGTAGGTGGCGTCAGCACTCCACACCAGTGGCACCAGGTCGCTGATGGACTCGATCGGGAGACGGAGCTCCTGCGATAGCTCCGTCAGGCCGATCTTGCCGGCCAGGTACGCAAGAATTGCCGTGGCATCGGTACTGCTCTCGCCCATGACGCCGTTGGTCATCGGATACCACGGACCGATGTTCCCGCTTCGATCCACCAGGCGCCCCCAGAAGAAGAAGCGCGTACCGGCAGCCAAGCCGAGCATCGAGTGCTTTGCCTGCGGGTAGGCGAAATCGCCAAGCTTGGTTGCCGCCTCCAGATTGTTGGCCGGGCTGTGCCAGATCTCGGTGCGCTCGGTATCGGTAGCGCCTTGCGGGAACGACCACGACAGCTCAATGCCGAAGATGATCCCGGCCGCCGTTAGGCTGGCCAGCGACGGCGGCGGCTCGGTCTTTCCGGTGATTTCGGTGAGCGCGGACATCGCCGGCATCGACACCGCATTGAGCGCATTGACCGCCCGCACGCGCGCCAGATACTGCCCGGCGTAGATGCCGCGCACATCCAGGTTAGCGGTTGTCGCGCGGCCCGCTTTGACCCAATCCATGTCGTCGCGGCGCCATTCGACGTCGTAGGCGATGGCCTTGTCCGCCGGATCCCACGCGATCGTCAGAACGTGCTGTGCAATACCCTGATCGACGAAGCTGTTCGAAGACAGACGGACGTTGGTAGGTGGCGGCTGCACGCTCGGCGGGATGATGCTGACCGGCGGGAGTTCCAGCTTCGTTCCGGTGTCGATATAGGCAAACTTCCCGCGCGCGTGCTTCAACGCGGTGATCTGGTACGTGATGCCCTCCCCTTCCGCAACGGACAGCACCTTGAAGGTTTCAAGGGCCAGATCGGAATTCTCGACAAGCCACACCGACTGCGCGCGCGGGGGCTCGCTGAAGGGCACGCTGACGGTGATCGTTTGGCCATCGATCGCAGTGATGGTCCGTGATTCGCTGCGGCCTTCGCTGGGATTGAGCACGCGTAGGCTGTCCCCCAACGCAAGATCCGCCGGCACCGCATCAAGTACCACCGACAACCCCGTCGACGATCGAATCCGACCACCATTGCGACGACCAGCCCGATCCGGGTTGGAAATCTCGATGATCTGGCCTGGCTGGGCGATGGTGCCCTCAAGGCCGACACCGAAGGTGACAGTTTCGGTCTCCAGGTTGTTCGAGAGCAGGATGTGGTTACCCACGCGCTGTGCTTGGCTCTTCGAGGTGCAGCCGAACGCGGTGACCTCAACTTCCTGCACGCCGTATTTCGCTATGCCGGCCAGGTACTGGACCGGCTCGACCTTAGCCTTGCCGAAATCGGCCGGGTCGTTCCAGGAGACCAGCGCAACTGTATATCGCGTCTTCCGGGCGGAACCCGAATAGGTGAACTTCCCATCGATCACGTTGCCCTTGGTGTACGAGTACACCGGATCCATCGGCATGTCGGCCGAAGCCAGAACCTGCCCCTGCGCGTAGTACGTGACACCACGGAACACCGCAGCCAGGTCCTGCAGGACGCGCCACGCATCGGCCTTGGTCTGCAGATAAACGTTGCAGGTGAAGCGAGGCTCCATACCGCCAAAGCCATCGCTCACTAGCTCATCGCAGTATTGTGCGATCTGATAAAGGCGCCAGCGATCGACCCAGGCCATCGGGATGGTGTTGCCCATGCCGAATCGATCCTGGGTCACGATGTCGAAGAACACCCACGCCGGGTTGTCGCTCAGCGCCGACTTGAAGGTACCGTCCCAAATCCCGCTGTAGCTGCGAGTGTCTGGGTTGTAATTGCTCGGCACCTGGATGATGCGCCCTTCATTGTCGCTGGCCACCGTCGGGATCGCCTGGAACTGGCTTGCGTCTAGTTCGATCGCAAGCAGCGCAGTGTTGGGATACCGCAGCTTCGCATCGATGATCTCCGTGATTGCTTGCACATACATCACGTCGCCGATGGTGCTGCTATTCGCGTTCGGCGTCAGCCGGCGGATTCGAATCTGCCACTGGCTCCCTGGCGGCAGATCCACAGTGCGGCTGCGCTCATAGAGCGACGTTGTCTTCCCAGAGATGGTGTCGGTCAGGACTGTGGAAAATGCGCCGCCATCGGTTGCGATGTCGACGGCATAGGTGATGCGATAGCCGGTGATATCGCCGTTGGTGGTATCGGTCTTTTGGAGCGTTGGAGTAGCGACGCGAATGCGAACAGACGACAGCTCCGGGCCGGAGACTGTGCGCACGACGGGGGTATCGCTTTTCAGCTCGACGCCGATCGCGATCTCGTTCTCAACGTCAGGGAATCCGGCAATGCTCTCCTGATCCTGGGTGCCGGAACGCATCTGCACGCGCACGTTCTGGAAATTAAAACTGCCATCTGCAGATTGCAACGGCGTCCCATCGAGATAGATCGACTGGAGACCGTTCACCGGTCCGCCGATCTCGCCTTCGCTCACCGCCAGCAGGATCTTCGCGTAAGCGATGCTCTGCAGGCTGTCCGGAGATTCAACCGGCTGGCGCGCGGTGCTGCCGCCCTTCTTCGCGCCACGGAAATCGACCATCGCGTTCATGCCTGATCCTCTGCGTAAATGCCTGCGCTGATAATTGCTCCGCCGGCCCACACACGACGTCCGTAAGCTGCGGGCACCGGGTTGCCCTGTGCCTGGGTGTTCACTGGCCCGTTGAAGCTGTAGCTGGGTTGGTTCTCTGGCCGCTCGCTTGTCCCCAGCCCCTTGGCCTGAGGCGCGAGCATCTGCGCGACGCCGCCGATGGTGAGCGACAGGCCGACCAGTGCGGTGGTACCCCACAGGCCACCTGCAGCGAATACGCCGGCTGCTGTGCCGCCAGATGCCACCACCGCAACTGCAGCTACCGCAATCAGCGCAACGCCTAGGATTGTCTGGAACACACCGCCACTCTTGGAGCCGGCGAGTATTGGGGCGATGCGGATATCGTCATTGCCGGGCGGGTCGTCCAGCTGCTCTTCTCGGAGATTTCGACGGCCGATGAACACAGCGAAGGCCATGCCACGGTCCTTCGACTCCATCAGGAAGCGCTCAAGCCCGGGGATCTGCACGCAGAGCGCGCGAATTGCCTCAGCAGGGCTGCTGACCGCCAGCCTGAAGCTGCGACCGAACCGCGCGCCGAGCACGCCGTACAGCCGCACGGTGCGGATCTTGGTGTTCACGTGATGCTCTCCAGTGGGGCAATCTGCCGCCCCTGCATGTCGCGATGGCGTATCACCTTGACGGTGCGCTCAGCCCAGTAGCCGCCGTAGACCAAGCGCTCGGACAGCCGGCCATGCAGGTGATGCAGCATCTGGCCGTCGCCAAGGTAGATGCCGGCGTGATTGATCACCGGCGACCGGACCTGCATCAGGAACACATCGCCAGGGCGCGGTTCGTCGGTGATCTCGGCGAACCCCTCGTTGGCAAAGTTCTGCAGATACAGGTCGCCGCCGCTGTCCCACCACTTGTCGGAGCGGTCGTAGTTTCCGAGGTGGATCGCAAGCTCGCGCGCGTAGAAGTCGCGCAGCAGCGTGTAGCAGTCCAACACGCCATGAGCGAACTGGCGACCCACCAGCGGTGCGGTGTAGCCGGTCGGCATGATCGTCTGGACATCACCGCACTCCGGCACGCCGTCGATCTGGCCAACGCTGACGATGTGCCACGTCAATTCGCTCAGCTCGCACATGATGCGATCTGCGTCACTTGGCGTTGCCGGTGCGTTTGGGTGGCTGTGTACCAGCGCCAGAACCTGCCCCTGATCCTCGGCCGCGGCGTAGTCCTCGCCAGGCAATCGGAAGTGCTCGCTCGCCGTTTCGGCGGTGTTGCGGCAGGGGAAATAGCGCTCGCCTTTTGGGGTGGCCACGACAAGCCCGCAGGCCTCGCGCGGAAACTCAGCAACGACGTGCGCCTTGATTGCCTCGAAGGTCGTCTGTTCCATATTTCGCCCATGAAAAAGCCCGCACGAGGCGGGCCGGTAGTGGTTAGATTGGAATCACCGCGATCAGGTGCGCAGCAGACCAGCGGCAGGGAAGCCGCCATATGGGAGTTCATTGTGCGCGCCATAGCGCAGCTTGCAGCTACCCAGCCTCCCGCCGCAGACGTCTCGCGCTGGATCGTCTGTGGGTTGGTCGTCTGCGTCTGCTACGGCTGGCCCGTTGTATCCGCAATAGGGGCCACGGTAACCGCCGCGCAGTATCCACCCGCATAAGCCAGCAAGGATCTGGCGGCCCGGTAAGTACGCGCCGGCGAAGTCCGCTGGGGAAACCAGCTCGAACTCAACGACCTCGTTGTCCTCGGACACCTTGCGCTCGATCTGCCAGATGTCGTCCTTGAAATGCTCATCCGGATCCGCCGTGGAGTTGCCGCCAGCGAAGTTCACCGCGTCTAAGTACTTCGTCAGCGTCCTGCGGCGAATCACCAGCGCGCCGACCAGGTCGTCGAACAGCAAGCACAGCACGGTGATCGTGCCATTCACGTTGCCGACGCGTAGTCGGGGCGTCGGCTGCTGATCACTGGTGACCTCGAAGCCTGAGGCTTCCACCGGCCATGGCGTGTACAGCCTCTCCTGCCAGACGATCGGCGTGGGCTGCAGGTGCGGATGGAACAACAGCGAGTCGGCGCCGAGAGACGTGGCGTCTAGCTCGAACAGCGTCACGCGCGCGCCAGGCTCCAGCGTCTGAATGTCGGCGAGAATGCTCATGCCGGCCAGCCAGCGGCCACGTCGTAGGCCTGCAGTTCCTCGATACTGCCGATCGCATCGATGGCTTCGTGATGCGCGCGCTCAGCGGTGAAGCAAGCCTGCACGTGCGCACTGATCGCCGCTGCGATGCCTCGGATCTCGGCGAGCGTCAGCGTCACCCATCCACTGTTCGCCTTGAAGTCGACCTGATCGACTGTACCCAGATCTGCGGCGGCAAGGACCGTACTGATCCGGTTCTGGTCCTCGGTGGTGCTGCCCACCTGCACGCCACCGATCGTGACGCCGCCTGTCTCGCACTCCCAGCGACGCTGTGTCGCCGCGGCACGCACGGTGGCGCGCAGAGTCTCAAGGGTTTCCGGTGGTGTGGTCGGAACCGGGATCCCGCCCGCAGCGCGCCAGCTTTCGTAGTCGTCCCACCACCGGTGCCCCCGAGGAATCAAAGCGCCATCTTCGACGCGAACCACGCGGTCCGGGTTGTCGGTTAACTGGTAGCTCATGCCGTGATTTCCGCATCAAAGAAGTAGACCGCGCCAAACGCAAACGCCTGATTTGCGTTCACGAATATCTCGACACCTGAGTTATAGGCGCTCGCCCCTATCCCAGAGCACCCATAGACGTAATTCACGTTGAAGAAAGTGACCGCCGGTGCAATCCGCATCGCAGCGGGGACATACAGGCCGACACCAGTCTGCTGCGACGTTGCACCGCGCATGAAGACCGTTCCGCCTACCGCATACCGGTGGCATGCGGCGAGCTGCTCAGCAGCGTTTCTGTATTGAAAGCCAGCGACGTCGGCGCCGCGCACGATTGCGGGGTTTCGGTAGGTGACGTTTGTGGCGGTGAACCTCACAAGCAGATTGCCGCTATTGCTGCTGGAAGGAGCGAGCACGTTGACGTATCGCCGCCCTGCGCCAGAGTCGATCGAAGCGACCACACCACCTACATCCACGGTGAGGCTGCCACCACTCAGGTCATCGACAGCGATGCACAAGGTTTTTCCGAATGCATCACGTGGTGCTTCGATCGCTTGGCACCATGTGCCGCTCGCATGCGTGATGACGCCGGTGGACTGGTTGACGCTGACACTGCAGCCACCAGCACCCGCGAACATGCGGTCGTAGCCGAAGGCGCCGGCGCCCAACGCCCCACCACCGAACCCGCGCTGGCTCACGCGGAAATCGCTGTTGATCAACATGTTCTGCCCAATAGACCGGTACAGCTCAGAGAACATTGCGTTGGCTTTGGCAAATGCCTCGTAGGCGTCATCCCCAAGACTGCTGTCTGGATTGATTGTCGTTTGGTCGATCAAATCGCGGGCCACGTTGGCTCCTATGGCTGAAAGTGTTGTTCAAATGTCGCGCTGATGGAGAGCATCGCCCCGCCCTCACCGCGGTCGCTGTACCCGTCGCATTGGTAATAGCCCTCGTCGCCAATCCTTGGCGTCCAGAGAAACGAGCGGCCGATGTGCGCATCGATAAACGCGGCGATCTCTTTCATGCGCGCTTCGGGGCCCGTGAAGGTCACTTGGTAGGAGCGCGAGATGGGATTGATGCCGTCGGCGACGGACTGGCTATATCCGTCACCGAATGCAGCCCGCCTAACCACACCGGTCGCGGTGCCGCTGCTCTGTGACGTGGGCGTCCAAGGAAAGACATCAGCCATCACCGCGCTCCCACGAGAAGGCCACCCGGCCGCATCTGTTGCACCAGCACCCGCTTCACCTCTGGCTCGATCAACTTCGCGAGCGCGCGCCCCATTGCGTTGTCGTCCCCGGCGGTTGCCGAGGTGCTGCTACTGCCATCGCTCTGGACCACGGTGTTGATGCTCACGTTGAAGGTGGGAGTGGCTGAGCCGCCACCGTTGCCGGATGCCAGCTGATGCATCGGCACCACCGTGCCGTCGTTGCCAGGAATCAGGTAGCTGCGGCCACGCCGATCGTTGAAGATCTCCGGCCGGTCGAACTCGCCTACCTCGTACATCGACGAACTGGACACGTCGCCGCCACCCGCGCGGCCACCGCCAAAGCTCGCCCAGCTGTTGCCGGTGAAGCTATCAACGTTGTTGCCAAAATTGAGGTTGCTGCCAGCGCTCGCACTTGTGCCCGTCCAGGAGCCGGCGGCACCACCTGCCAGGGAGCCGACGATCGAGCCGACCGCCCCGACGATCGCTTGCCTCGCGGCAATACGCGCCAGATCTGCCAGGATCGACTTGGCCAGATCCGAGAACGACAGCTTGCCCGTTTGCACGAAGCGAACGAATGCATCCTCGGCTGCGCTGAGTCCGTTGATCAGTGTCGTTGCCGCAGCTTCCGATGCATTGGCTGCGCTGAACTGGTAGTCCTCCCATACGCGCCTGAAGCCGGTGCGCCAGTCGCCGAGCAACTGCATGCGCTGCTGCTGGTAATTGCGCTCGATGTCGAGCGAGCGCTCCTTGCTCGCCTCCAACAGCGCGACCTCGGTCTGGTACTCGCCCTGGCTGAGCGGGTTCTGTCCGCGCTGCTCCTTCTCCAGCTTCTCCCGCTCGCGCAAGTACTCCCGCTGGATGTCCAACTGACGTTGCAGCATCTGCGTGGCGTCAGCGCCGCGGCCGATACCCATCAGATCGATATCAGATTGCTCTTGCCGCTGCTTCTCCAGCTGCGCCAGCCGCTCGGTCAAAGCCGCCTGCGCCACCAGGTCGCGCTGTGTCTGCTTCGCCTTCTCGGCCTGCGCATCACTCGCCTGCAGCTGCGGGATCATCGCCTGCAGCAACTGCTTGCTCGCCGCCGTCATCGTGTTGGTCTTGTCGGCCAGCAGCTGACGCGCCTGTATCACCAGCCGGTCGCTTGCCGACACCTTGTCGCCACTCTCCGCCAGCTGCTGGTTGGCGGTGATCTGCCGTTGCACGCTGGCGATGAAGCTCTGCGCCGCGTTGTCGTCCGTGTTGGCCTTGCCGACGCCTTCCCGCTGGTTGAACTGCTTGTCGATCTGCGCGTTGGATTGCGCGATGAGGCGTTGCATGGAGCCGTCAGACAACCGCGAATCAGGGTTCCCCTTCGCGTCGCGCGCGCCTTCCAGCTTGTTGTAAAGCTCGATGATCTTGTTGCGGGCGGCCAGCTTGGCCGATTCACGGTCAAGGCCGGCCAGTCGCGTGGTGAGTGCTTCCGATGCTGCTTTGGCGGCGACGTCCTGCTCTTGGTAGACCTTGGCCATATCTTCAATCGCCTTGCGCCCATCTGCCTGCACTTCAAAGATCGGTGTAGGTAGACGAGAACCGCCGATGAGCGAGTTCAATCGCTGCATCTGCGCCTTTGGCGACGCGAGCGTGGCGATCATGTCGAACTGCAGGCCGGATGCAGGGAGGAGGTTCTTCAGTTTCCCGCCCAGCTTCTCCAGCTCAGTGCTGAAGGTCATCACTTCGCCCCAGGCACCCCCCACCTCATCCTTCACATCTCGCCACCACTTCACCAGGCTAGGCATTGCTGCCTCGGCCTGATTGGCCACGTTGATCGAGCGCTCGTAGTAGATCTGCAGCGCTTCAGCAACAGCCTGCTGCTCGTTGCCCTCCTCCTGGAGCGTGCGGATGCGCAGCAGCTGCGCCGCGGTGAGGAAGCCCTCCTGCTTATTGAGCTCGACCAACGCATCCACAGGATCACGCGCGATACGCTGGAACGCCTCGACGGTTTTGCTGCTGGCCTGGCCGGTGGACGACTCCATGCGGGCAGCCGCCTCGGCGACCATCAAGAACTGCTCACCGGCGAACTGGCCCGATGCGGCAACAGCCGTCAGCGCATCCACCGCGCCGCCGCGCGTCACACCGGCAAGCTTGTCCAGATCCGACACCAAGCCGCGGAACTGGCTACCGCTGATGTCCGCATTGCGCCCGGTGAGGATCAGGTTCTTCTGGAAGTCGAACAGCTCGTCCTGGCTTTGCTTCAGCGCCACCGCCAACGCGACTGCAGCGGCGGCCGACAACGTCATCGGATTGACCATGCCGAGCACGTAGGACGAGACGGCCCTGGCTGCCGGGCCGATGCCGCCGAGCTGGTCCTTCAGCTGGCCGCCCTGCTGGATCGCCACCATCCAGATCGGCTGCCCGCTCACGATGCTGGTAACGATGTCCGTCATCTGCGCCGGGATCATGCGCATCGCCGCAGCGGTCTGACGCGCGGACATGCCGTACTGCTCGGTGGTGTTCTTCGACTTGAGCAGCGCCTGCCGGCTCGCCTCGATCTGCGCCTGGTACTGCTGCATCACCTGCGGCTTGATCAGGCCCAGATCACCGGCACGCTCCAGCCGCTCCTCCATCTCGGCCAAGCGATTGAGGCCGGCCACCGTGGGATCGATCTGCCCCAATAGGCGCTTCAGGTTGATCTCCTGCGCCTGCGCCGCTGCCGCTGCCTCGCGCGCCTGGTTGGCGGTGCGTGCCTCAGCCTCCTGCAGCGCACGTGCACGCGCCACCATGCGCTCCTGCTCCGTGCCCGCGCGGGACAGCGCCGCCGCCTGATGATCGATGCCAGCAGCCGCATCACGCGCTGCCTCGGCCAGTGCGCGATCCGACACGTTGGCCGTGCTCTGGGCCTGCGCATACGCTATGGCCTGCTGCGCAACGCTGCGATAGCGCGCTTCCTGCTCCGCCAGCTGCCGTTCCAGCTTCTCCGATGCGCTGGCGGTCGCCGTTGCACCGGCTGCAGCGTCCTTGCCTGCGGAGCTGTAGGCCTGCAAGCCGGCGGCGGTACCGGTCAGCCTGCCCTCCATCGCCACCAGCGCGCTGACGATCTCTGCCTGCGCGCGGTTCAGCCCCTGCAGCTCGGTGATCACAGTGCCGGTACCGACGCCAATGCGATCCAGAGCGCCGCCCAGACGGTCGCCCAGCACCACGGCAGAGCGGTCGATCGAGCGCGACATCGACTGGAAGTAGCGCTCCAGCCGATCTGCCGACCCACTAGCCTTGTCGGCCGCGGCGGCGTTCTGGTCCAGCGCCTTCGTGCTTTCGACCAGGCCACTCGAATCGACCCGAAAGCCAAGTTCGGCGATATCCATGAATCAGCTCCAGGTGTTGCTCGGTTCGGGCGGCCGCTCGCGCGCCGCTGCTTGTTCTTCGCGCACTGCGCGCAGGTAGGCGTCGTCCATCGCCATGAGCATCTCCACCTCCTGCGGCAGCACGTCGCGGCATGCCAGGTGCTGCCACGCACTCAGCTCGGCGTAGGACAAAGCCTCGGGGCCGCTGCGACGGCGGCCGGAGAGCAGCCAGAACCATTCCCAGACGTGCGCGGCTTCTTCGGGCATGTCCACGTCGGGGGCAGGCTCTTCGAAGCGCGCATTGCGCGCGCGTCGTGTCTCGCCCTTCGCGTCCGGCATGTCGTACCGGACGGTCAGATAGGTGGCGTCAGCTATCCGCGTCTTCAGCGCTGCGAAAAAACTCGGCGCGGTTGCCCAGCTCCACCTCCAGCTGGTCGCCGATCCACGGCAGCTCCTTCAGCACCTTGCGCAGGGATTCGTCGGTGAGCGCGGGCTTGTCGCCGTGGAAAGTGAGGTCGCCCTGCCACTCCCAGCCGCCTACGGACGCCACGAGCATGTCGGTGCGGCCCTGCTCCATCTTGGCGGCGGTGATCTTGCCCTTGCCCTGCAGGCGGTCGTCCAGGGCCTTGCGGCTGGCTGCGCGCACCTTCGGGTGGCTGTCGGGCAGCAGTGTGATGCGCAGGCCCACAGGGGCCTCGGTGGCAGGGTGCTTGATATCGATGACGCGCTCAGCGGCCACGATGTTGGTCAATTCGGTCATGGGTGATCCTTGGTGATCGATCCGGGAGATGAAGCAGGGGAAGCCGGCCGGATCAGGTCCGGCTTTTCAGGCGGCCGCCCTATCCCCTGCTGTTCGGTTACGGAGTGACGGGCGCCGGCACTTCGATCGGCACCTGGTTCAGGGCGAGCGAGTAGACGTGCAACACGAAGTCCTCGTTGCGGCCGCCCGGCGTGCGGGGGCCAGTGACCAGGCCACGCAGGTACTCGATTTCGCCGGACGGGCGTTCCACCTTGAAGGCGTACGCGTCGGTGACGGACGGCAGGCCAGCAGCACGCATTGCGACCTGGCCCGGATCGTCCAGCACGCGCGCGACTTCGACCTCGGGGTCGCCGGCATTCGAGATGCCCTTGCCCTTCAGTGCGACGGCGGTGTCCCACGTGTCGTAGGTGACGATGTTGGTGGTCAGGCCGCGCTCGCCGACGCTGCCGACTTTCTTGACCTGCACGTACGTCAGCGCCGCGAACTGGGTCTGGGTCAGATCCTCGTTCTTCGGCGTCGCGCAGATGAAGAGCTTGGAACCGCTATTGGTTTGTGCCTCAGCCATTGCTGATATCTCCTCGCTTTGGGCATAAAAAAACCCGCCACGGGGCGGGGTTGGGGAACTGCTTCTGGGCGGCTGCTACACGAAGCCGCGCCACATGATGGTCACCGGATGCATGTGCCGTTCCGGGTCTTGGATGATGGTTGAGGTCCAGGGCATGCGGTACACGCGCATGCCGGCGAAGGTCGTGCCCTTGGCGAAGGCCGCGATGATCTGATCGGTGATGCGAGTGCCGACCATGATCCCGCCGCCGGGGCGGTAGCACGCTGACAGCTGGCCGAAGCCCTGCAGCAGCGACGGGCCATCGTCGGCCATTCCGTAGTTCTGCGTTTCGTTCGGGAACCACTGCAGCTCCAGCCATGCGCTATCCGCCGGCGGGGTGAAGGCCAGGCCCGGGTAGGAGCACGGCAAGCCCTGCGCCGCAGCGAAGGCACCGACCAGGCCTGCGAATGCGTCGTAAATCTCGGTGTTGCTCATGGGATGCGTGCCTTCACCTTCGCGGTGACCTCGTCGACGATGAAGTCCCAGTTCTGCGTGGCGGCGCGCATGAAACCTTTGCCGGCCTGCTCGTACTGCCTGCCCAGGCTGTCCTTGCCACTGAAGCCGTGCTCCATGCGCAGCGCATAGGCGGCGGTCCAACCGGCCCACACCGACTCGCCCAGCTGCAGGGCAGCGAAGACCAGCGCGGGATCGCCGCTTTCCGACGATGCTGGCCCGTCCTTCGACGCCGCCACAGAGTTGCGCAGGAAGCCGGTGTCGACCGGCATGCGCCCGCCCCTGCCCTCCGGGGTGTTCGCCTGGTCCATCACCGCCTGCGCGGACTCGCGGAAGATGGCCTCCTGCCGCTGCTTCGCCTTCTCTGCGAAGGCCCGCACCTGGTCACCGAACTTGCTTGCCACGTAGCACCTCCGCCGTCATGTCGATCCGGTACTGCTTCGTGCAGCGACAGCCGACGATCTCGTCCGCGCCTGCGCCGAGGCTGGCGTCTCCCGGATAATTCATCAGCGCCCCGCTGGGCGACTGGAACGGCTCCCCGAACGCGCGCCGCTGCCCGTTCATAGCCTTGTGCGTGTGCCGCGTGCGCTTGTCGCCGGTGTCGGACCATGTACCAGTCACGTTCTCCGGCGCCAGCGCGCCCGACTCGATCTGCTGGCGATACGCCTCCTCCCGGCCAGCACTCATGCTGCCGATGGACTCGGTGCGCGCGATCATCTCGCCGCGCAGCTGCAGCAGCCGGTCGGCATAGCGGCCAGCGATCTTGTCGATGTCCGCCTGCGATACTGGCTTGCCGGCAGCGATGGCGCGCTTGACGATTCCATCCAGGCGCTTGTCGCGACGCTTCCGACCGAAGTACTTCGCCATTTCCCTTGGGTCACCGCTGGCCAGCTCGCCGCGCATGCTCTGCACGAACTGGCCCTGCTGCGATGTCAGCCCCAGCACGCCACCGGTGCGCCGGCCTGTGTCACCGACCCGCCCCACGATGTCCAGCGCGCTCTGGCGTGGATTGCGGCCGGCGACCATCCCACTTTCCAGCACGTTGCGGATCAGCGTGCGCTGGTCGTTGACGATGCCGGTAATGAGGTTGCTGGACTTGTCGCGCAGCCATGCCTCGGCGGTCGCATTGCGCAGGTCGAACGTGGGACGCAGCGCGGGCGAGCGCACATCCTGCCGTGGCCTGTAGTTGCCCGTGATGATCGGGTCCAGGCTGAGCCGCATCTTCGGCATCTCCGAGACGCCCTGCTGCCCTCCTGCCGCGTAGGCGTTGCGCAGTGCTTCACCCAGATCCGCAAAGCGCGGCTCGTCCAGCCCCATGACTGTGAGCACGTCGTCGATGCGCCCAGCCTGCAACAGATCGGCGATGAGCTGCACGCCTGCCTGATTGGTCACCTCCGAGATTGCCCTGAGGAATGCGCGCGCGATGGCCGGCTCCAGCTTCGCCGCCAGCTGTTCGAGTTGGCGGGAAGTCGTGGCAGCCATCAGCGTCTCGCGTGGAATTCGTAGAGCAGCACCTGCCCGCCAGGGGACAGCGGCTGCAGGTCAATAAAGGTAAACAGATCGTTACCCAGCACAATGCGGTCGCTCAGGGTGGGCACGGTATCGATCGCGGTGCTGATCAATCCCAGCTTGTCGCCCTTGAGCACCAGGGTGGCATCCCGATTGGTGAGGCTGTATTCCAGCTCCACCACCTTGCAGTCGTGCCGAGTGGCTGGGCCCGGCTGCGGGTTGTGCGGCGGTCCCGTGGGGGCGCCTTCGCGCTGCAACTGGGCGGCGAAGCCGTAGCGATCGATCAAGCGCGTGGCCGTGGCCTGCAGCCGGTCGTAGAAGGCGCTCATACGGCGAACACCGCAGGACCGATGCACGGCGTCCGCAGCAGCGGCGCCAGGATCTCATCGATGGCCGGCACGACTGGCCGGTTGGCCGGCTGCCCACCAGCTCCGCTATCGGCGTAGGTCACCTCGATCGGCCCCACCTTCTCCCGAGTCACCGCCTCGGATGCCACGAAGTCGGGGGACAGGCTACCCGGCCTGGCCAGCTCCCGCAGTGCCGCCTCATACGTTGCCCGCTCCACCTCGCCCGGGATCTCCTCCGGACCGATGAGCGCGCCTGCGTTGTCGGTTGCACCGGTGCGGGGCCACTCGTTGGGCTGGCCCCGCCCTGCGGTACGCACGCCAGGGAACAGCGACTGCCACCGGCCCGACGCGAGCAGCACCCGGTACCGGCCGTCGATGTAGTCGGTGCCGCGCACCAGGGCTGCCGTGCGTGCCGGCTCGCTGCCTGCGGCCCAGGCGGTATTCCCCCGGGCCAGGTGATAGTCGTCTGCTCCTGCCAGCGTGCCGTACATGCTCAGCTCCCGGTATTCGACTTCTCGGCGTCGTCCAACGCGGCCTGCAGCTTGTCCACGCCCCAGCGCTTGTCGTGCTTGATGCCGCCGGCTTCCAACTTGGCGATCAGGTCGACCTTCCGCTGATCGGCTGCGGTCTGCGCATCGATCACTGCCTGCGCGGCTGCCGCGGCTTCAGCCTTCAGCGTGTCGAGCGATGCGCTGATGCGTGCCTCGCGATCGACTTCGCCGAGCGAATTCCAGTCCTCCAGGGACAGGGCCGAGGCCTTGAAGGCGTGCTGCACAACGTCGTCGCGGGTGACGCTGTCGCCGCCCTCGATCAGCAGGATGCTTTCGGGCAGGTTGAACGTGCCCAGCAGGAACGGGGCGGTGTCGTCCTCCGACTCGCTCAGGATGTTGGCGGCGAGCCACGCCTGCACGACGGCGTTCTTCTTGATGGCCTGCCAGTTCGGCACGGTGGCCGGCGAGCCGGGGATGATCTCGGTGCCGTCCGGCAAGGCAAGCGGCGTCTTGTGGTTGTTGCTGATCTTCATTGCATGCTCCGGTGTGGCCCCGCCGATGACGCGCGGGGCCGTGGTGGATCAGATGCCGTCGACGTAGACGACCTGCTTGGGGAGACGCACGTCCAGGCCGCCCAGGCGCATCACGCCCGGCACGTCCCAGCGCAGCGGGCCGCTCTGGTACACCGGCAGGAAGCGGTGCGGCATCGGCATGTGCAGCTTCAGCACGTTGGCGTCGTAGCGGTAGGCGATCATGCGTGCCACACCACCCACGCCCGCGTTGTCCAGGCCACGCAGACCGCGCACCGTCAGCTGTTGCCCGGTGGTAGCGGTGTAGACGTTGTTAGCCAGGAAGTACTGCAGGATGGTCATGTCGCTGTTGTCGCTCATCTTCTTGGTGGAGATGAGCATGAACTTCGACCACGGCAGCAGCAGGCGATCGGCGATCGCGGTGGTGTTGGTGCCGTTGAACACGTTGAGGATCGCCGCGTTCATGTCGGCGACGATCTGGTCGGGCGTGGCGGTACCGGCGGCCTGCAGTGTTCCCCAATTGCCGGCCGGCGCGGCAGATGGCGTCACGCCGGCGGCATTGAACAGGCCGCTGAAACCCTTGCTGGCATCGCCGAGCAGCGCCACGCGATCGACCATCTCCTCCGAGGCACGGCGCGCGGCGGCGGCGTCCTCGTTGGGCAGGTTGATGCCGAGCAGCTGCGCGCGGCCGACCTCTTCCCAGCCATAGCCGTAGCCGATACCTGCGGTGTGCACGCCGGTCTGGAACTGCGAGCGGTTGGTGCCGGCTTTCGGGATGTCGTCGGCGTTGCCGTTGATCCAGTCGGCCTTGCCGTACTGGTCCTGCGAGTAGTAGGTGACCGACGTGGCGAACTCGCTGCCGGAGGTGTCGACCGGGATCAGGTCGCGGTACTGGATGTCCGGATAGACGGTCCGGTAGACGCCGGGCTCGATGATCGTGGTCTGCGAGACCACGAAGCCCATGACTACCTGGGCGTCGAAAAGTGGATGTGCACGCATGTGGCTTGGCTCCTTAGCCGAGACGGACGACGGCCAACTGGCCCGCCGCGGTGGTGCTGGTGTCCCAGCGGGCGCCGGTGATGGCGGTGTTGTTGGTGGCGACGTTGGTGAACGCGCCGGCTGCGGTGAGGTACACCGGGTCGCCAGCAGCGACAGCGACGGAAGCGGTCACCCAGATGTCGCCCTTGGTGATGACACGCGCCGATGCACGCTGCGGGAACAGATCCAGGCCAGTGGCCGAACGATCCAGCAGCGTGATGCCGACGAACTTCAGGTTGGCGCCGCCGAAGATGACAACGCCCTTCTCTGTCGCGCCCTGTGCCACGGCCAGGCCGAACGCGAGGCCGGCGACGTCCTCGACGGTGCGGGAGATGACGGTGGACGGGATCATCGTGGCCTGCATGCCGCGCACGGCTGCAGGCTGGATGTCCGGATAGTTGGTTTGCAGTGCCATGGCTTAGGCCCCCTGGTTCTTGGTGCGGTAATCGAGGCCAGCGACGGATGCGGCGTAGCCGTTGTCCTGCACGACGGTGCGGTGTGCGGCGCCATCGCTCAGTGCGCGCGCAACCGGATCGAACGCCTTGACGCCATCGGCGAGGATGTCGAAGCGCGCCTCGATGTAAGCGTCGCCCTTGCCGGTAATGGCAGCGTCGCCGAGCTTGCCGATGACGGCCGCCTTGCGAACGTCCGCATCGCTCTTGCCGCGATAGTCGGCGTCGTGGATCGCCTTGGCCGTGGCCAGCAGGTCGCCACGCGCCTGCACGCGCGCATCCAGGGCAGCGGCATCCAGCACCTTGCTCGTCAGGTCGTCGATCGCGGCGTCGCGCTTGGCGATCTCCGCATCCTTCAGCGCGAGGGCTGCGGTGTGGTCGGCTGCCTGGCGCGCGGCAACGGCGTTGGAGTCGGAGAGCTGGCGCAGCAGCTTGTCGATGGCCTGGGCGCCGGCGTCGGTGGTCTCGACGGACAGCCCATCGACCAGGACGGTCCGGGTCTTGATGTCAGGCATTGAAGTGTTCCTCTGATGGTTGTCGTCGCCGATACGAAGGTGTTCACCGCCGCGCGCCCGGTCGACTAGCGCGAGATGGTTGTTGCGGATGTTTCGTTGCACGGCGTCGTACGGCTCGCCTTCGGGTGTCACGCCGTCCTCGAAGACGATCTCGGCGGTGTAGCCCTGCGACAGCTCGACCTTGCCGGCCTCCCAGTCAGCAATGGCCGCCTTGTCCATGAGCACCAGCGGCACGCGCACGAACTTGTCGTCGTGCCGCACCTCGTCGCCGGTCTGGCCGACTGCGTACTGCTTCCAGTTGCTGGCGTCGACCATCACCGGCGGGTGGTCGTTGGTCATCGGCCGGTGCGCGAAGCTGCGCAGCGTGGCATCGGAGAAGACCTCCTCCGGCGGCCGGTACAGCCGCACGATGGGCATCTCCGGCTTGCCGACCTCTGACCCCAGGTAGTTCTGGATGCCGGTGCGCGCCACCTTTGCATCGGCCACGAGGTAGCCGTCCGCGGTGCGGCGTGGCGCCGTCACCGAGACTCGATCTTTCAGAAACATGATTCAGTCCTCGCGGAGCTCTTCGAAGATTTCCGGGCCCAGCACGATGCGGCCCTGGTATGGCTCAACCTTCGATAGGTCGATGGGCGCCTTGGTCAGGCTGATGTGTGGGGTGTAGTCCGGGAAGTCATGCGAAGCGCCGGCGCGAACGATCTCCTCATGGCGCCAAGCGAGCTGCGTAGACGCGAACAGGATCACCGCAGACATACCGCCCAACGGCTCGATGGCACGCGGACCACCGCGCGGAATGATCAGCTCACCGCTGCTATCGCTACTCCACTCACTCGCGTTGCCCGCCTTGATCCAATCGAAACGCTGGCGCGAATAGGCCACCGTCACGTGCAGGTCGTCGGCGACGTCCGTGATGCCCTGCTCCCGTGCCCATGCCTTGATCTCTGCCGCGTTGAGCACGTCGCGGCGCACATACAGCGATCGAGGCTCGGCGTCGGTCAGTGGGTCGCCCTGGTTGCGTTGAGTCGCAGCCAAGGCAGCTGCTGCGCGCTCGTCCTCGTCCTGGTCCTCCTGCCAATCCGGGTTCGCCTTGGTGAAATCGTCCATCGCCGACTCCAGGCCGGGCGCTACGCCCGCCTCGGTCAGCATGTTCACCGCCACCTCGGCCAGCACCTCGTCGGGAATGAGCTTGGTGTCGGCGAGGGTCTTGATCGTGTCGGCGGTGGTCTTGCCGTTGGTGGCGCGCTCGGTGTCGCTGGTCTGCCAGAGGCTGCGCCAGTTATAGAACACGTCCTTCGGTCGGATACCGAGCGCCGAGTAAATCAGGCACTCATCCAACACCGACATGGCCGGCGTGTAGATCAGCTCCTGGCCAGACTTGATGCGGTCGTAGTAATTGCGGATGTCGTTGTCGCCCGTGGCATTCAAGCCGGCGGGCGCCTGGCTCATCAGGCGAGTCATGGGGATGTCCGCTGCGCCCGAGACCTGCTGCAAAAACGCGAGCATCACGTCGACCAATCCGCCGAAGGATGCCGACTTCTGCGTATACGTCTCCTCCCCATCCAGCACCAGCATGCCGTTGATGCCCTTGGCCATCGCCGCGAGCTGCAGGCGCTGGAGCAGCTGCGCCTCATACGCTGGATCTGCCAGCTGCGACATGAGGTTCGGGATGTTCAGCACATCGACCTTCGCCTCGAATACCAGGCTGGCGATGTTGGCGCTCGTGCTGTCCGCCTGCTTCACGGCGTCGCTGATCGACATCAGCACCGAGTCGCCCCAGCCATCGCCGTTGTCGATATCCGGGTCCGGCCGATGGGCACCGTGCAGGATGACCAGCCGAGACGGATGAATCTCGACCTGACCAGCTCGGGCCGAAGTGAGCGTATAGAACGCCGGCCGCCCGAACGTGAGTGACTCAGCGTCGCGATCCAGCTCGCCTGCGGTCAACATGCGCTTCGTCAACACGTTGAGGTGCTTGATGCCCTCCTTCCTCACCCGCGCCGGGTCCAGGGGCTTGCTGACATCTGACTCGCCGGTACCAATGTAGATCGCAGCGCCACCGAACAGCCGCGCCTTGGTATGCGCCTCCAGCAGCTTCACCTGCAGGCCAAGGCGCTTCTCCTCCGCCTCGAGTGCGTTGATCTGAGTCTGATCGGCATTCCACGTCCGCCAGTTGCGGCAACCGTCGAGCGCAGGGATGTCGATGATCTTGCGAGCGAGCCACGTGCCGCGGTAGGCGTTGCTGGCGTCCAAATCACTCAGCGGCGCGAGTGCGTAGTGGCTGTGCACCGCCTTGTCGCGTCCAGTGCCAAGGTTGGCCACGAGATTGACCAGCCCGTCTTTGAATTGTGCGAGCTTGCCCATCAGAGTGCGTTTCCAAGGTTGTAGGTGCTGCCGGTGACCAGCTCAGCAAATGCGCCGGAGAGCGCGTCCATCTGGTCGTCGTGTTTGGCGTTGGGGAACTCGGCGATCTCTTCGAGGAAGGCGGCCACCCACGGGCCATTCACCAGCTTGATGTTTCCGGCCTCGGCCTGCGCCTCAACCGGTGTTGCACGGACCTCCTTCGATCCGGACTCGATCGCGGCCTTGATATCCCAGCCCGCCAGTAGCTTGATCTGGTGCGCGGCGTTGGACTTGCCGGCCGCGCCGGGATCCTGCGGGATGCGCACCTTGATCATCCTGCCGTCCTGTCGCGCGGTGTTCGTCAGCATCCGCTCCACGCCCACTGGCGACACCTGGTCGCGGACGACATCGAGCACGTAGTAGATGCCGGCGACCTCCCCCAGCAGCAGACCGACCGTGTAGTCCGGGTCGCCGCTGGTCTTCTCCTTCGGATCGGTCGCCGCGAAGTCCCAGCGCCGAACCTTGCGCGCCGCCGGGATAGCCGGCGCTGCTTCCACGACCTCGAACCATTCACGCCTGAACCTGCCGCCGTCGCGCGGCGTCGGCCGCTGCTGGTACTGGCCGGCATATGCGTAGCTGCCTTTCGCGCGCTTCAGTCGATCGACCTCGGCGCGCGGGAAGCGCTCCGGAAACAGCAGCTCGCCGTCCTGCGTGCGCGGATCCTCGAAGAACAGCTCGCCGTCGATGTAGGTGCGGCACGGCCCGCCCGTCTTCTTCCCATCCTTGTCTGTGCGCTCCTCCTCGAACTCCATCGGGAGGTTGAGGTGGACGAATCCCAGATCCAGCTCCATCGCCACCGCGGCAATGTCCCGCTGGTGCAGGCGCTGCATGATGATGACCATGGCCGACGACGTGATGTCGTTGAGGCGGTCGGTGATGCCCTCGCGGAAAATGCGGACTGCGGTCTTGCGCTCGGCGTCGCTCTCGGCAGTTTCAGTCGAGTGCGGATCGTCGACCTTGACCCGGTCGCCGCGGCCGCCGGTCATCGAGCTGAAGGGGCGAGCCTCGCTGAAGCCGTTGCCGGTGTTCTCGAACTTGCCCTTGGCGTTCTGGTCGCCGCGCAGCTTCATTGGCCAGGCGGCTTGGTACTGAGCGCTGTCGATCAGGCGCCGCAGCTTGAGGTTGTCGCGCAGAACGTTCGGCTGGCTGTAGGAGGTGGCCAGCGTCTGCAGGTCCGGGCGACCGCACGGCCCCCACTCCCATGCCGTCCAGAACACCAGCACCAGTGATTTCATCATGCCCGGCGGCACGGTGATCAGCAGGAACTGGATGCGCCCTTCAGTGACTGCCTCGAGGTGCTGGCACATCGCCCGCAGCGCCCAACCGATCTTGAGCGGCCTGGTCGGCTCCAGCACCCGCCAGTGCTCGCGGATGAAACCCTCCAGCGACTGCGAGCGCGCCCTGATCCCTTCGACATCCTCGGCAATGCGCTGGCGTTCTCGCTCAGCCGTCCGCCTGGCCCTCTCCGCTCGGATCTCCGCCAGCGTCGGCAAGCGGACCGAGGATCTGTTCAAGGCGGTCGAGTTCATCGTCAGTGATCTTGCTCAGGTCGTAGGTGCCGATCGCCCCGGTGTGATGCCGCTTTTCCACCAACAGGCCGGCGAGCTTGCCCTTGCCCATGGTCGCGGTGACCGCGGCGCTCGGCTGCTTCTCCTTCAGCGCCATGCGGCGCGCCTGCTCAAGCTCAGCCATCAGGCTGTCGACGGTCACCTCGGCCTTGGCGGCAACGCGCTTCTGCCCCGCGCGCACGGCTGCAGCGACTGCAGGAAGCTTCAGCAACCGAGAGCCTTGTTGCTTGGCTGTCTTCTCGCTGTAGCCGGTGCGGATAGCAGCCTGCGCGGCGTTTTGATCTTTCAGGTACTCGGCGACGAAGCGCTGGATCTTGGGGGTTAACCGCGCAGCTGCGCGTCCCCTGGGCTTGGGATTTTTGTTAGGCATGGTCGCGGCCCTCCGAGTGGGGCCGATGGCTGGGTCGGAAATGGCGGAAGTGGAGCGAGCGAGCAAGTCGCAGCAATCTGAGACCGGCGGAAATTGTGGGCATGGCTCGGCCTCGCCCTACCACGGATCCTCAAGCACCGAATCGGAAACTTTCCGAAAACATTGGGTCTCCCCCACCACAAGCTTTGCTCTCCAACCTGATCGGAACACTACCCACCTATGGATATCTCGCCCGCAGAACTCATCGCCACCCTGGCTGCACTTGTCGGCCTAGCCCACAACATTACAGCGCTGGTCAAAGACCTGAGGAAGCCGAACTCTGGCGGGGCGCAACAGCCCAAGCTCACGGACCCGCCTGGTCCCGATCAGCAGTGATCACGGCTTGGCAGGCGCGGAGCTGGTCGTCGGCGTCACGGCCGACTCGAACAATAGCGCCCGCAAACTCTTCTCGGCGCTGGGTTGCCGCATCACGTTCGCGGGTGCCGGCGGCAGCTTCGGTGAGGCGCTGGGTTTCACAGCTGGCCCACCCATCGCGCAGCCGGATAGCACCGCTGCGCAGCTCAGCCACAACAGCATCAGGGACGGACTGGGCCGCCTGTCGGTCTTCTTCATGCTTGGCTCCAATGTCGGCCAACGCGTCGGCCTGTTTGTGTTCGGTGGCGCGGGCGGCCTGCTCGCCGGCCAGCGCGCCGAGTGCGTCCCCCGCCTTCTGCTCGCTGGCGGCGCCATCGGCACGATCACCGCGCCAGGCCCAGCCGGCACCGAACATGGCGCCCGACCACAGCAGCGTGGCGATGATTGCAATAGCGTGGCGGTTCATGCCGTCACCGTATGCAACCAAGGCTTCACCAATTCCCACAGCCACGGCACCAGCCAGAACAACAGCGCGAAGATCGCTGCACCGGCCAGCCCGGCCACGACCAGAAGCGCAGTAAATGCGCCATCCAAGCTATTTCCATACATGGTCAGATCCTTGCGTTCGTGTAGGAGATCCAGAGCCAGGCCAGCACGGCCAGCAGCAGGCCGCACAAGGTGGCGATCAGCCAGCCGGGTGGATCGCGTGGAGGCGGCAAGCCGCGGTCCCAGTGGTCGGCCATATCAGGAGCCAGCCTCTCGCTGCGCCCGGTAGTAGTAGCCACCGATGGCACCCATCAACGGCCCCAGATTGCCCAGCAGCAGCATGAGCACGTCCTTATTGCCCGCCGGGATCTCAGAATTGACGAGCACAGCGATGGCCAGGCCGTAGAGCAGGAAGACGATCAGCGCGATACCCAGCCGGGCTGTTCCCATGTTCCTGGTGATGAAGGTCATGGCGTAACCGCCGATGCTCCCATCACCAGGCGCATGACCAGGCGCGACACTGCGCGCTTATCGCGCTCGGTGGCATCGCTGAACATCTCCCAGCGGAACTCCTGGATCACTGATCCGAACTCAAGCCAGTCGCCCTTGCGTGCCGCCGCCCACAGGTCGGCGCTGTCGCGCACCACCGTGGCACCGATGATGTCGGCAATGGCGATGATGTACGGCAGCGAGCCGCGCATTTCCGGGTGCACCGCCAGCAGCTCGAAGAATCGACCGCGCAATGTCTCCTGAGCTTCCATGACGTCCTCGGTCAGCTCCAGGGTGGCGGCGCGCTCACTCTGCTCACGGGTTTCGATCGCACGGCCGTAGCCCAGACGCAGGACGTGCCGGCTGTCGCGACGTGGGCGGGTTGTCCGGCCCCAGCATTCCTGCAGCAGCAGCACCGCCTCGTTGAGCGATTCGCGCTCGGCTGCTAGCAGGGCTTCGTCGTCCAGGTCCGGCATCGTCATGCGCTCCCAACCTTGCCACCGGCCTTCTTGTATGCGGCGATGAGCTTCTCGATCGCGTGCTCCGGCTGGCCATAGCCGGCGCCGGGCAGGCTTGCCCACAGGTTGCGGACCTTGGCCACCGCTTCCACGAAGCGACCGGCCTGGATATCCGCGATCGCGCGGCGCTCCTTGATCAGCTGCAGCGCCCACCGGTCCTGCGAGAGCGGGCCGAAGTCCGGCAGCTTCAGCAGGTCGCGGTAGTGCGCGTAGTCCTTGAGCATGAACTGGTAGCGGCCAGACGCGTTGCTGGTCAGCCCCTTCGAGTTGATCGCCTTCGACTTGCGGCCGCCGGCGAACGGATGCCGGGAGTAGTCGGTGAAGATCTCTGGCTTGCGATCGGCGCCGGTGACGATGACGTCATACCCATCGTTTTTAGTGGCCGAGCTGGTGGACGTGCCCTCCGAATGCGCAAGCATGTCCAAGAAGGCCACGACGTTGCGGCCACCGGCTTGATCGGGCGTGATGACCGCCATTGCTGCCTCCAAACAAAAAGCCCCGCCGGCTGGCAGGGCTGGAGCCGCGCGTCGGCGGCGGAAATGGGTGCCGGTTACGGTTCCGGCGCTGCATGCGCAGCCGTCTCCCGGGCGTCTCTCGACGAGCCGGAGGTGCCGCGACCAGGAACTCCCAGTCCAAGCGGCGATAGGTGCCCGCCCCGCTGCCGGCTAGGCACGAGGGTTGATCCGGTCTGGGATGCGGGCATTGAAAAACGGCGAGCACCGCCGCGGTGGTCCTGTCCCTTCAGCAGGTCCGCTGCGCCGCGCTGGTCCCGCCCAGCTGGGCAGATCGCGGCAGTGCTCTCCGATAGGTACCGACCGCCACCGGCGGATGGGTGGGCGGCGTCATGACGCCGGCCCGTGCGCGATCCCGGCGCGCAGCGCCTCGCTTCTCGACGAGGACCTGGCACGCCGGCAACGGTCGGTATTTGGACCCCTGAAACGCAAAAACCCGGCGCTGGGCCGGGTTTCAGAGGGAACTTTTGACAGTTGCAGAATTAGGGCATTTGATTGTGCAACTTGTCAAGCTGCAGAATCTCAAAACCAAGACAGGTGACAGGGAATATCAATGGCAAAAGCGATCAAGCTCACTGACGGCAGAATTATCAACGCCGACCATATCTCGCTCGTCAGCTTTCTCGTTCGGGATGTTGAGCACGCCGCGTTCCAGATCGAGTTCAATAACTCCACCAAAATCATCGTCCAAGGCCAGCCCCAAGATATTGCACGAGACTACGCGGATGTTGGTCGCGCATTGGGGGTGGTCATTTAGCGCGACGTGCCACTAGGCGGCAATGGCAACACCGCCTAACCAGTCGAGGCCACGCTGCAGCTCCCGTCGGTACTGCCAGACCGACAAGGTGCCGCCGTATTGCTCTGCCACCATCCGCGCCTTCACTGCTTGGCTGGCCGCGACGGTGAATTCGGTCCGCACAACCAGCACCCGCAGCGGAAACTGCCTGGACATGGACGCTAGCGCCCGGTCGATCCAGCGCAGATCGTTGGGGATACCGATATCGATGGCGACCTCCGGATTGTCGTGCGGCCTGTCGGCGTCGTTCCTTGCCCGGATCGGATCGACCGCCCAGGACGGGATTTCGCCCAGCCCTTTCAAGCCAGCCTGCTCGGCCATGAAGCGCCGGCGCTGGCGACCGTCTCGCTCGACCAGATCGCAGAACGCCTGCTCCACCGTCTTCGGCGCATAGTCCTTGGCGTTTTCGAGCACGTGCCGGCTGCGTTCGGCGCGGCTGAGGGTGTAGCGGTTTGCGTGGGCGTATCCCCAACGGCGCAGCTCATCGAGCAGCGGATCTTCATTACGCCGCATGGCGAAATTCCTCCAACGTTTCATCATCCAGTCGGAACTGCGGCAGCCTGCCGTCGTCCTGGCACATCCCCATCTGCCGGCTTTCGTTGCCCTTGCAGTGCACGATCCCCAGCGTGCGGTCGCGGCAGCTGCAGAAGGCGCACAGGCCGCGCTTGCGCACCGCGGCGGCGTACCGCTTCCGCAGCAGCTTTTCGTAGTACGCCTCCGGCCGGCTCAGGTTCGTCGGGTTGAGCGTCATGCAGCGAGGGCTCCCGGCTGCTGCTTCTGCTCGTGCCACAGCGCCAGCAGCAGCGCCTCGGCGCGGCCGTCATCCTTCTTGCGCTGCAGCTGCGACGCGGCGGACGGGAACCGGCGGATAGCCAGCTGCCGCGAAGCGTCCTTGTCCTGACCGATCAGCCCGAAATGGCGCTTCCAGCTCTGCGGCTCGGCCAGGCTGAAGGGGATGCCCATCACCTCGAGCACCGCCTTCGCCTTGGCGTAGCTCTCGCCGAAGTTCATCGACGACTGCGCGCCTGGCCTGCGGTCACCCTTTGGCGGCATCGCGCGCACCCGCTCGACGCAGCCAGCGAAGACAGCCCCCGGATGCTGGTTGCGGATCTCCCGAACAAATACAGCAATCGCGCGCGCGTCGACCTCCTGCTTGTTTCCCACCTGCATCTTCGGCATGTCGAGGATCGGGCCAGCCTCGCCGTCTATCAGTGCGGCCACGGCGCCGGACATGCCGGGGTCAATCCCGAACACCACGCGCAACGTCATCGTGCACCTGCCTTCAACGCATAGGCCTGCTGCGCCCGCTCGCGTGTGCTGGCGATCGCCTTCTTCTTGCCGGCGGCGACGCGCCGCTCCACCTCGGCAATCGTCTCGGCGCCGTCGCGGATTGCATCCAAGCAGCGCGCATAAGCCGGAAAGGCTCGCGAGAACTCGGCAGTGCTGGCAAACACCTTGCCCTCGAATCGGATCGGGGTTGCGGTCATGGCTGCTTCTCCAGTTCGGTCAGCAGCGCGTCGCCCTGCTTCACCGACTCGTGCGCGATCCACTCGCTGACCTTCATGTCTTTCACGGCCGCGTGCCGCGCCAAACGGTTGTAGCCGTCTTCGCTCTGGATACTTCCCACAATTCCCTGCATCGCTGCCTTGGCGAACTCTTCCCGCTTGGTCAGACGCTCCACGCGCTGGTCGCCGTTCGCGATCAACTTGGGAGATTGCTGGATGCTCATGCCGCCTTCCTCCGCTCTGCGTCGGCTTCGTCCCAGCCATCGCGCCAAGCCTCGCGGAGCAGCGCGCCCTCCTCGCCCATGGCGTACTTCGGTGAGTCGTCGCGCTTCTTGCTGGCCTGACGCGCACGCTGGCCGGCGAGCCGGGCGTTCTCGTATTGCTGCTGATTCATGCTGCCCTCGTGATGTTGAGTAGTTGGTCCTGGTAGTCCTGCCAGGCTTCAGTGCCGCGGCCGTCCAGGACGTCGAACGTCCAGGCGCGGAACTCGCGGGCGTGGTGCTTGAAACTGGGTCCGAAAACCTCGCGCATGCGGTCGCGGGTCATGCCGGGCATCTGGTCGCCGTCGTGGTGCCAGGCGCCCAGCGCGACGACCGCGTGCTGGCCGATCTGCTTCTGACCGTGCAGGTCGCCGAGGTTGCGGTGGTGGATCTGCGTGTGGCCGCACTGGATGGCGCGCTGCAGGCCGGCGGCGATGCGCCAGCGGCAGACGACACAGCCGAGTGCACGCGCGGCGTCCTGGTATGCCTGCTCGGCGCGCGTCGCCGGTTTGATCGCGCGCTTCATGCCGCCCACCCATCGAACTTGCCCTGCTCTGGCGCCGGCCGCGCAACTGCCATGAGGCGCTGGTGCAGCATCGAGTGGAACTCGGCGGCGCCGACGCGGACCTTGATCCGTTGCATAGCGGACAACAGCATTAGCACCTCGCTCCCAGCATCTCGCTCCGCGAAGCGCCAGATGTCTTCGGTATGCCATGACTTCGGCTCGTGCCCCTTGACCACGAACACGCGCTTGCCGCTGACCTCCAACAAACCCCATCGCTCCGGCATCTCGTCGGCCCGCAGCAGTCCCCTAGGAGCCATGAAGTAGCGGTACGTGCCCATGCCGTTCTCGGGATAGATCCGGAAGTGCTTCTTACGGTCAGCAAGGAAGTCAGACCTGCTGGCTTTGCACTCAATCAGGAGCGTGGAGCCGCAGTACCAACCGATCGCATCTGGGTTCTCGCCGTTCCTGGTAGCTGCGCACAGCTCCTCAAGGACGACCGAGCACCCAGCCGTGCCACGAAGCCAGCGGCCGGCGGTCTTCACCAGCTCGGCGTGCGTCATGCAGCCCTCCGCGCCGGTGCCGGCTGCGTGCCCTGCCCGTTCGCCATGAGCCAGAACTCGGCCAGCACGTCGTTGATCAGCACGTGCGCGTAGGCGCTGCCGATGTGGCGAGTGATGCCCTCGAACAGCCGGCGGAACTCGTCCTCATCCATCGAGTCGAACGCCAGCGACCGCGCGACGGTGACGGGGATCGTTTCGATCCTCGGCAACACCTCGCGCAGCAGCTTCGCGGCACCTGGGCCGAAGGCTGCATCTGACGCGGCAAGCACGGCGGCTACGACCGGCGTGGCGTCCATGTCGATCTGCTCGCAGCAGACGTTTGCCTCGCGCTGCAGCTGCTTGATCGCCTCGTGGCTATCCAGGCCCTCCCAGCCCTCGACGTTCTCGACCATCAGCTGCCCGATTTTGTGCAGCAGCCGGTGGCGCCAAGCGTCGCGCGGCGCCTTGATCTCCAGCCGCACCTCTTGCCCGCGCCGATAGCCGCGCTGCTTCATCAGCTCGCGGTCGACCGGATGCTCGGCGAGCATGGCCAGCCGCTCCTCGCCGGTGTCCATCACCACCACGCGCTCTATCAGCGCATAGATGGGGCGCGATGCGCGTTTGGCACGGATCTTCTTCGCTGCAGCGGTCATGGTCATGCGTCGACGTCCTGCCGCGGCGCGCGCGGCTTGAGGTTGCGAAAGCCGCGTGCAGGCGGCAGGGGTTTGCCGTCATCGCTCTCGATCGGCACGGGCTGCCAGTACTCGGGCAGGTTCTGGAACTTGAAGCGCTCGGGCATGTAGAGCACGCGCACCTCGCCAGGCGGTCCGCTGCGCTGCAGCGGAACCAGCAGCTCGGCGGTGCCCTTCCAGCGGCTGTCGCGGTGGTACACCTCGTCGCGGTAGATGAAGATCACCGCATCGGCGTCCTGTTCGATCGATCCGGAGTCACGCAGATCCGCAGGTTGCGGGCGCTTGTCGGGGCGGTCTTCCAACTTGCGATTGAGCTGCGAGAGCAGCAGCACCGGCACGCCGAGCTCACCGGCGAGCAGTTTCAGGCCGCGGCTGATATCGCCGACGCCGTTGGCGCGGTTGTCGCCCTGGATCTCCATCAGCTGCAGGTAGTCGATGACGATCAGGCCCAGCGGCTTGCGGGCGTGCTGCCGGCGTGCCTGCGAACTGACGTGCTCGACGCGTGCCCGGCGCGGCCGGCTGACGAAGATTTCCGCCGCGCGCAGCTTGCGCATGGCCGCCGTGACGTTGGTCCAGTCGATGTCGTCTAGGTCACCGGAACGGATGCGGTTGCCGTCGATACCGCCGACCGAGGCCAGCATGCGGTCGCCCAACTCCTCGGCCTGCATTTCGAAGCTGAAGACCGCAACCGCTTTGCGCAGATTCAGTGCGACGTGCTCGGCGATGTTCTGCGCCAGCGTGGTTTTTCCCATCTTCGGGCGCGCCGCCAGGACGTAGAGGCCGCCCGGCTTCAGGCCTCCCAGCAGCGTGTCGAGGTCGTCGATGCTGGTGGTGATGCCGTGGATGCCGCCGCCGTCGCGTGAGCGCTCGCCCAGACGCTCGAACACGCGATCCATCACCGGCGCGACGGATTCCAGTTCGCACGGCTGACTGTCCATAAGCGAGCCTATGCGCGACTGCGCCGAGCCGATCAGCTCGATGCTGCTCTGCCCTTCCGGGTTGTAGCCTGCATTGGTGATCTCGGTGCCTACTTCGATCAGCCTGCGCAGGCGCGCTTTGTCCGCGACGATCTCGGCATACGCGCGGATGTTGGCCGCCGACGGCGTGGTGTTGGCCAGCTCGATCAAGTACGCGCCCTCGCCGACCTGGTCGAGCAGCCCCTGAGCTTTGAACCAGTCGCCCAGCGTCACTACGTCGAAGGGGCGACGCGGCTGTGCGATGGCCATCTCTCGAATGGCGCGGAAGATCAGCACGTGGTCTCGACGGTAGAAGTCGCCCTCCTCCACCAGGTCGGCGATGTCGTCCCAAGCCCGGTTGACCAGCATCAGGCCGCCGAGGACAGCCTGCTCGGCATCCACGCTGTGCGGCGGCAACCGCAGCGAATCCGATGGCCGGGCGTGCCACATAGCCGCGCCATCGGCGCGCTCGGCGTCCAGGTGATCCAAAAATTGCGATTCGTCAGCGTGGTGGTCGTAATCGTGGATCCCGCTCATGCCGCGTCCTCAGTCATCGCCCGATCGAACAGCTTCGCGATGACGTTCTCGCGCAGCAGGTACTCGAAGTCGGGCTTCCAGTTTTCGTGGCCAGCACCGCCAGGCTGGCGGCCTGAGTGGAACTCGTCGTCAGCGGCCGTCTCGAACAGCGCCGTCCAGAATTCGGGTTTAACGCGCTCGCTGCCGTAGGTCTGCTGGCACAGTTGCCGCACAGTCGGCAGACAATCCTCAATGGCCTTGAGCCTGGGCTTGTTCAGCACCGTGCACTTCGCCAGCAAACCATGCGGCTTGGCCAGCGTGGCATTGAACGCGGCCTGGGCGTCCTCGGCGATACGGCGTATGCGATCCGCTCGCTTGGCTTTCAGATCAGCGGGTGGCGGGTGGTCGCCCGTCAGCGTCAGCTGCGGGGACGACTCCGAGCGAAGCGAGGATGCTTCTTCCTGTTCCTGTTCCTGTTCCTGTTCCTGTTCCTGTTCCTGATTAGGCATAGCCTTAGCGGAAGGCTTTCCGGAAGGCTTTCCGAAAGCCTCATCGAAAGCCTTGGCGAAACCCTCTCCAAGCTTGCAAACAAAGGCTCTCAGGCATTCCAAAGCCTCCGACTTGAGTGCGCATTCGGGGATCAGGTCGAACTCCGCAGCCCAACTGCGCACCACATTTGGCGACTCCGGACGGTTGTGCTGGATGGCCTTCGGAATCCACACCACGCGCGCTTTGAAGTCGGCTTTCACCATGCCTTGTCGAAAGGCTTCCGCGAAGGCTTTGTCGAAGGCTTCCAGTTCCCAATCAAGATCCTCGGCCATCGCGGCACGGCCGGCGCGGAACAGGCCGGGAATGGGGCCGGTGTGGGGGCCGGTGATCAGATACAGCCACAAGCCCTGACCGCTGGGCGGCATCGGCGAGAGCGCGCGGAACTTCTCGTCACCCCACGTCCTGACCTCCACCTTGCGGTAGCGGCTGCGCGCCGAACGAATTTCGGTGTCGATGCTCATACCAACCGCCCTGCCCGCTCCATGCGCTTCACCTGCCGGTCGCTACGGCCTTCGCACTCGCGTTTCATGTCGAGCCAGTAGGCGCGCGCAACGGCCTTCTTGCCGGCGCCCTGCGCCTTCCTCAGCAGCTCGGCCAAACGGCGGATGCGGCGCTCGCGGCGCCAGTCTTCGAGCAGCTGCAGGATCATGCTGCGGCCCTCGTAACCTTGGCCTCGGCAAACGCTGCCTGCGCCATCTGCCCGAAGATCGCCTGCAGCTGGCCGCACAGGGTCGCCAGTGCCTTGGCCTCATTGAGGGTGAGCACCTGGTCTGCGTACGAATCGGCGATGAGCTTGCACAGCTTGCCCTTCAGCTCACCGGCATCCAGCAGGGATTCGACGACACCGCCGGCCAGCGTCACGTCGGCGCGCTGGACGATGAAGTCGTGCTCGGCGGCCAGGGCGTGCAGGATCCGGAAGTCGCCGCTCAGCCCCATGATCTCGCTGGCTTCGGCCAGGGTCAGGTGGTGCGTGCGCGTGTTCGGATTGACCTTGCTGCGAAGCACGGCCGCAGACATCGGCTTCTCTTCGCCGCGGTCGTTGATGGAGATGAGGCGAGTCGCCAGGGCAATGCTGCCGCCCGGGTAATCGCGGACGGTCTTGTGTGCTGCATCGGAGATGTTCATCGGCGGGATACCTGAACGTGGTTCGTGAAGGGACCATCCGCCACGCTTTGCGCCATGGACGCACTGCAAAGACGGATCAAATCAGCGAGAAGAAGGGCCCCAAACGTCACGACGATCGTGCGTGTGGGCGGCAACGTATTTGGGCTTCGATGGGTCGACGGCCGGATGGTCGTCAAGCTGTTACGGAAGGGGAGCTAGGTGGGCGCCCGCCCACCGGTACGATGTGAGGCGCCAACCGCCACATCGACCGGAGACGGACATATGCAATGGATTTCCACACTCGGCACCGCGAGCCTCGGCATCGCCGGACTGCTGATGTCGCTCGCGATCGCTAAGCCACGCGTATGCATCCACGTGGCTGACTTCTTCAAACCGCTGTGCCTCGGCGCCGCATTTGGTAGCGCCTGTGCACTGCTCGGTCTGGTCACGGCAAGGGCGATCGTTCTGGGCGCGGTCAATGAAAACCGGGACTCCCTCACCGCCGGCGGGCCGAAAGCAGTACAAGCCGTGAGCACGAGCCTCGATTCTGGAATCGCTATCTGGCTCGGCTACGCGATCGCGCCCATGGTCATTTTCGGCATCCTGCTGGCCGCAGTTCGGCTTTCCGAACTTGTCCTGCGCGATGCTTCCAAAGGCGACGCCACCAAAGAACGTGGTCATGGCCAGGAATAGCGCCACCGCTTGGTCTGATCGGCGCTCGAGGACCATGTCAGGCCGCCTCCAGCCGGGAGGCAGCATCGGCCACCTCCCCTTCGGGGTTGGCAGGGACAGCCGCAGCAAGATCGACAAGTCGCTGACCCAACTCCCAGTTGGGCTGCATAAGCCCGCGCGCGATTCGGTTGATGGTGGACTGCCGCGAACCAGCCTTGGCGGCAATCGCCACCTCGGTCAGTCCCGACTGCTTGAGCTTCGTGATGGCTTGGGAGGGGTTCATGGGGACTGATCCTATCCCGTTCCGGATAGCTAAGCAATCCCGATCCGCGTTTCACAGCCTGAACGCGTTCCGGCACCATGCGGATATGGATAGAGCGCGCACCAATGTGATTTCACTGATGGCCGGCCGCAGCGTGAAAGCGGTGGGCGAAGGCTCTGGCGTTGGCCAAACGTGGTTGCAGCGCTGGCTCAATCCTGAGTCGCCAAGCGGCATCCGGAAATCGAACTCCGACAAGATGCGGCAGCTCGCCGAATTCTTCGAGGTTGATGTCGAACGACTCATGTGGTCGGACTTGGCCGACCCAGCGCCCGCCGCTCAATCTCAGAATGTGGGACAGCAAAGGGACATGCTTCGCGTGGCGGTAAGAGTCGTCGCCATCATCAAAGAGGCAGGAATGCTTGATGTGTCAGACGACACCTATGCCGATGTCCTTTATGAGACGTTGGTGAAGGCGCAAGAGTTGGGAATTGGAGAGGACGCATCCGAGCTGGAGGTCGTCCGTGTGGCGGCGCAGGTCGCGAACGCATACAAACGGGGTTGAAATGGGATTAAGCGAAAAGGAACTACGCGAACTAGCAAGTCAAGTTGCCGGCGCCATGGGCGCCAAATCAGGGAGGAGACATCTCTTCGCTGTGGGAGCAGATGGAACGGCTCCACCATTGACTGCAATGCAGCGCGATGTCCTCTACGCTCGCTTGGCCGATCTTGTTTCCCAGTACAACCTTGGTTGGTTAGTTCGCCAGGACACGCTGGAACACCTGGGCATTGTTGAATGTCTTTCGGATGAAGAGCTTCGCTCGCTTATGTCGCGCGTCGAGATTGCAGTGGAATGCGTGCATGAGGGAGTTCCTTTTGTCGAGCGCGGCTTAGTCAAAGGGGCGAGCTGCAACTGGGTCGCGTAGGGGGAACAAGATGGAATTCAATCGAATAGCTTTGACGTGCGCCATGGCTCTGATAGCCGCCTGTGGTGCCGATCCGAGATCTCAAGGTGATCAGAAGCAGCCAAGGCCCGCACAGAGCAAGGGAGGTTCGAGCTTCCTAGGCTTAAACCTGGGCAAGCCAATCAACTTCCTTCAGTGCAGCACATATGGACCGGATGGGGATTACAAGGTTCCCAGCCTTCAGGAGAAAACACCTTGTTGGTATCGCCTGCGTGGCGGACCAACATCGCAGCTTGAACCTCCAGCAGGCGATCGATACGTCGGGGTAATGTTCCAAGAGAGCCAAGTGCCGCTCGGCGTGTCTACAAGGGCATGGGCAAGTATCGATAATGGACTTCTAGGCAGTGTCGTCGCATACCCCGCACAGGATAATGATGAGGACGCGGGGCGGATCCAAAGCTTGTTGGTGTCCAAGTACGGAACGCCCAACGCGTTTTCTAAAGACGCTGCTGGAACATGGAAAACTGATGAACTGCTCATCCAGCACTACACGTCCGGACAGACACGCGCAGTGATAGTCAGAACGCATGCCTTCATTGAATCAGAGGCAGCGCAGTCGCAGCGAGAACGTGACGCCGAGTACCGTAAGCACGCCGAATCGCTCTAGCGACAGGCGCCGAATGACTCTACGAAGCCCCACCAAGTGGGGCTTTTTTGTGGCCGCAAGTCGGTTGTCGGCCGGTCTACTGAACAGATTCAAGACCGTTCATATATTTCCTATCCCGAAATATCCCGTTAGGGATTGCATTGCTATCCCGTTCCGGATACCTTGCATCCCATCGCAACGAACTACCCGGATCCCGCCGGGGACGTGCGACGGAGAACGTAGATGTCCAGCACCCGCTGCCACCCGTACCACCCGCAATGCGGCTGCGCGACCTGCAGCCGACATGAGCTGTCGGACGAGCGCGCCGACGTCCTGGCCGGTGCCCTGCACCGCTCTGGCTTCGTTCTGAGCGAAGCGCTGGGCGAGCTGACGACCGAGCAGCTGGCTCTGATTGCCGGCCACCTCGCGGACGGCAACGACACCGGCGCGGCAGAGATCCTGCGCACCGCCATCGCCGACTACCTGTCGCAGCTGATCAGCGGCCGCATGGACGACGTGGACTGCGCGCGCATCGAGGCGGTGCAGCACTACCTGACGGTGTACGAAGCCCAGCCGGCGCCGGTGGCCGAAATGCCGTGGCGAGCTGCAGCATGAGCGCCGTCATCCCCTTCCCTGTTTCTGCCCGCGGCGCCGATCTGGTCCGCGCGATTGCGACGGAGCGCGGCTACGGCCCGGTAGTTGCTGGCCAACTGGCCCGGACCTTCCGCCCCGACAACGTGCGCCCTTTGCGGGTGCAGGCATCGCAGCACGTGCGCGAGCCCGAAGAGTCGGCGACAGCGTTCGGCGACGGCCCGGAGGCTGCGTGATGGGCGACATGGGCGACATCTTCAACGCGCAACGCGCGGCAACGAAAGAACACCGCGCCGAGATGCTGGGCAAGGCAGATACGACCGGTTGGAAGCAGCACACACCGTGGCACTTCTCCCGGATGTTCGGCGCCAAGCGCGTCGACTGGTGGCCTAGCGCTGGCAAGGCACAGATCAACGGCAGGGAAATGGTCTACGGCCACCGCAAGGTCAACGCATTTATCGCCAAGTTGAAGGCAAAGGAAGTGCTGTTGTGACCGACAAAGAATTCCAGCGCCACATGCTGCGCGAGGACGTGCCGTTCGCCCTGATCTGCATGGCCGTCGGCGCCGTTCTGACTCTGCTTTTCCAGGCGGTTTTCCTATGACCGGTCGCAGCTACGCCGGCTTTGCCTGGCTGTGCGCGTCGGTGCTGTTCCTGGCCGCGCTGGCGCTGTTTGCCTGCGTCCGGAGCGCGCACGGCATCTGCTCGGCGGTGCTGGTCGTCGGCTTCGTGCTGTCGCTGCACCTGCCCCAGAGCTGGAGCAATGCCCGAGCACGTGCACACCGCGCCCAGCCGCAGCCAGCCACCGACATCACGCCTGATTTTCCGGAACCGCCGCGGCGCGGCATCCGGTAACAGCTTCGCCGCAGTAGCTCACGGAGAGCACCCGGCACTTAACCGGGAGGTTCGATGGCGACGGCCATTTGGTTCGACTCCCGACTGCGGCACCACTTCACCCGCCGGCGCGCCGGCACCACCCGACGAGGTTCCAATGTTCCAACTCGATAAACACGAGGCGTCCATCGCCAACGTCAATCAGCGCATCCAGCGCCATGGCGAGGAGCGCCAGCTCGCCGCCGACATCAAGTTCGTCTTGAGCGTCAGCAACGAAGCGCTCGATTCGTTCGACTCCACCCTGCGCCACGACCTGTTCCGCAAACCGGCCAAGGGCGAGCAGCAGGATCTGCCGCAGATCGGCGGCGATGGTCTGACCGCAGTGAAGCATCCCGCGCTGGAGCCGTTGAAGCTGAGCCACGAGTTCACCGGCTACGAGATGCACCTAGCCGGCCTGCTCGAAACTGCCGATCCGATCATCCTGGTTGACGTGAAGCTCAAGCGCTTCGTGATCGAGCCGAAGGAAGGCGGCAGCCTGGCCATGTCGTTCACCGCATCGGCCGAGGTCGAGCCGCAGGAATTGGCCGAGCTGTCGGAAGCGCTCATCCGCGAAGACGTGCTGCTGACGCTCCTCGCTCCCAAGCGTGGCGCTGCGGTCGTCGAGGATCTGACCGAGGGCGGCGACACGCTCGATGCGCAGGACAACGCAGCTGCTGCTGCCGAAGCCGCGAGCTTGATCGACGCCGGCAAGAAGGCTGCCGCATGAACACGCCCATCCGCATCCCGCTGATCGACGTGGAGAGCCGCCAAATCGCGGCAATCGGCCACGACGCCGCCACCCAGACGCTCGCCGTGCGCTTCAAGAACTGGAAGGGCGAGAACACCTCGCTCTACCACTACGACAACGTCACCGCCGATGACTACGCCGCGCTGCAGGCGGCCGAGTCGAAGGGTGGCCACTTCAACAAGGTGATCAAGGCCGACCCGGTGCGCTGGCCCTACCGCAAGGTCGAAGACCGCCCGCTGTCCGACGCGGCCTGATCCCGAACCCTGATCTGTGGCAGGTGTCCACGGACGCGATCGCACCGCGCATTGACTCTCGAAGGTCAGACGTTAAAGGCAGGAAGGGAACCGCCCGCACCGCCGATACGTGCGCAAGAAGGAGCGGGAGGCGAAAGCCTATGCAGTCGGGAAAGACCGGCCGTCTGGAAGACCTTGGGTAGTTTCGTTGGACGTAAAAGCACAGCAAGGGAACACGGTTGGCGCGGCGCTATAGGCCTTGCTTTCCCTGGACAACACGGCGGTGAGAGTCCCGCGCCGGAGACGTACCCGGCACCTATCCATAGCGGAGTGGCTTGCGATCAACGAGCGTTCCTGTCTGTCGCATCGAAGACCAGGCCGCTCCGCTATGGAGGGAATGCGCAATGGTGGTGCGCGAATGCCTAGGCAACTGGGAGCGCCCAAAGCGGGACACCGCCCACGGGAAAGAAGGTTCCGGCCTTCTGTCAAAAACTGGGAAACAGGCGACCTGCCGGCCAAAGACGTGCGCATGAACCTAGCCGGGCGCACGCGGTAATCGGAGCCACAGCATGCGGTAGCAAGCCGGGATTACACCGCCGGCCCCTCCACCCATCGACAACACGCCGGCGCTGCCGGCAGGAGATTGCAGTGACCAACGTAGCCGTTATTCCGCAGAACCAACAGGGTGCGCTTGTCGCGCAGCCGCGCCAGCAGTTTGACCTCAGCCCGCAGACGTTCGAGCAGGCGCTGACCTTCGCCGATTACCTCGCCGACAGTGACCTGGTCCCGAAGGACTTCAAGGGCAAGCCTGCGAATTGTCTGATCGCGATGCAATGGGGCGCGGAGCTGGGTTTGAAGGCGCTTCAAGCGATCCAGAACATCGCCATCATCAATGGACGCCCAGCGTTGTGGGGTGACTCGGTCCTTGCGATCGTAAGGGCGTCGCATTTGTGCGAGTACGTCACCGAAACCGACAACGGCGACACCGCGACCTGCCGTGTGAAGCGCAAGGGCGAAGCTGAGGAGGTTCGCACCTTCAGCATGGCCGACGCGAAGACGGCGGGCCTGCTCGGCAAGGCCGGCCCGTGGACGCAGTACCCGAAGCGCATGCGTCAGATGCGTGCGCGCGCCTTCGCCTTGCGCGACGTCTTCACCGACGTGCTGCGCGGCATTGCGATTGCCGAGGAGATGATGGACTTCCAGCCCGCTGTCGCCGCCGCTGGTGAGCAGGGCCGCGCGGCGATCGAGGGCCAAGCCGACAAGCAGCTGCCGGCGTATTCGGAAGCTGACTTCGCAGCGAACCTGCCGAAGTGGTGGGACATCATCGCCAGCGGCAAGAAGAGCGCCGATGACCTCATCGCGATGCTGCAGACCAAAGCGACCTTCACTGCCGAGCAGCTGAAGGAAATCCGCAATCCGCCAACTGATGTGGATGAGGGCGACTCGCAGAACGACGTCCAGGCCGCTGCTGGCGGCATCACCCAGACCGCAGTGGAGCGCTGAGCATGAAGACCGTCAACCTGATCCAGGGCACGCCGGAATGGCATGCCCATCGCGCTCTCCACCTCAACGCCAGTGAGGCGCCGGTGATGCTGGGCGAGTTCCCATCCGTCACCCGTAGCGAGTTGCTGAAGGTCCGCGCGACCGGCATTGAATCGGAGATCAGCTGGTTCCTGCAGCAGATTTTCGACGACGGCCATCGCTTTGAGGCGCTTGCGCGTCCGCTTGCAGAAGCGATCGTCGGCGAAGACCTGTACCCGTGCGTCGGCGTGGATGGAAAGCTGTCTGCTTCGTTCGACGGCCTCACGCTGCTCGGCGATGCGCTCTTTGAGCACAAGATGCTCAACGCCACGCTGCGTGCGTGCATGACGGAAGGCTGCACCGGCACCGACCTGCCTGTTTATCACCAGATCCAGATGGAACAGCAGCTGATGGTATCCGGTGGCGAACGAGTGCTTTTCATGGCGTCGGAGTGGGATGCCGAAGGCAACCTGATCGAGGAGCGTCACTGCTGGTACGTGCCCAACCTGGAATTGCGCGAGCACATCGTGGCTGGCTGGGAGCAATTCGAGCGGGACGTCTGCGGCTACGAGGACAAGCCGCAGACGGCCCCTGTCGTCGGACGTGCCCCGCAGCATCTTCCGGCCCTGCATATCGCGGTCACCGGCATGGTGACGGCATCCAATCTGGCCGAGTTCCGTGCATCGGCAATGTCTGTGCTTTCGCGCATCAACCGCGACCTGCAAACGGATGAGGACTTCGCCGACGCCGAGCAGACGGTGAAGTGGTGCAAGGACGTCGAGGAACGGCTGGAGGCAACGAAGCAGCAGATCCTGGGCCAGACCGCCGACATCGACGCGGTGTTCCGGACGATGGATGACGTCGCGGCCGAAGCACGCCGCGTGCGCCTGGAGCTCGACAAGCTGGTCAAGGTCGAGAAGGACAACCGCCGCACTCAGATCGTCGCCAGCGGCGTGCAGTCGGTGCGGGATCACTACGCGTCCATAAACGCAGGACTCGACGCGCATGCGCTGGCGGTGCCGGCTTCGCTGCAGGCCGACATCGGCGCGGTGATCAAGGGCAAGAAGTCGATCAGCAGCATGCAGGATGCCGTCGGCACCGCTGCAGCCAACGCCAAGATCGCCGCCAGCCAGCAGGCAGAGCGCGTGCGCGCCAACGTGCGCGTCCTGGAGATGGAGATGGGCACCTTCGCCGGCCTGTTCCATGATCGCGTGCAGCTGTGCGCCACGAAGTCGCCGGAGGATCTGCGCAATCTGATCACGGCGCGCATCACCGAGCAGCAGCGCGTCGATGAGCAACGGCTGGAGGCGCAGCGCGAGAAGATCCGCCAGGAAGAAGCCGCCAAGCTGGCGCGCGAACAGGAGGAGCGCGAGGCAGCGCAGCGTCGCGCCGATGCCCAGGCAGAGGCAGCACGAGTCGCTATCGCTGCGCCTGATCCCGCCGCTCCCGCGCCGGCGGCCGTGTCGGCACCGGTGCCGGTGGCGGCTGCTCCTGCTGCCCTCTCCCCCGCTCTCTCGCAGGCGGTGAAGTCGTCGGCTGCGCCGGCGCCGGCCCAGATCGTGCGCATCAAGCTCGGCGACATCAATGCCAAGATCGCCCCGCTGACGATCACCGCCGACGGCCTGGCGCAGCTGGGCTTCCTGCCGGTGACCATCGAGCGCGCCTCGAAGCTCTACGCCGCCGCGCAGCTGCCGGCGATGTTCACCGCCATGCAGAAGGTGTTCGCTCGCGCCGCTGCCGACAGCTACCAGCAGGCCGCGTGATGGCGCGCGTCTGCACCAGCTGCGAAAGGTCGCTCAGCGATTCCGAGTTCCCGACCCAGAACGGGCGCGTGGTCAACGTCTGCGTGCTTTGCCGGAACGACATCAAGCGGGCGCAGACCAGGCTCGCACCGATCCGCCGTGATCCCGAGCAGATCCGGCTCAACAACCTCGCTGCGCTGTGGCATGGCCCGGTGCAGCGCACTCACCTGCTGAGGTACGCAGCTTGAATCGACAGCACGCCCGCCGCGCGCCCAAGCGCAACAGCGGTTTCTCCTGGGGCCGCTTCCCCACAAGTGATGGCGCCTTCATCACCTGGCGCATGTTCCGCCGTGATCACACCAGCGCGCTGCACATGCATGCGCTGACCTTCACCGCCAAGGACGAGCCGGCCTACGTCGCGAAGCAGCTGCGCCGCGCACGCCGGCAGCTGCGCGATCGCGTGGACGAGATCGACCTGGCCGCTATGGGAGTTGCCGCATGACCATGCACCCGAATGACCGCCTCGCCGCACTGGAGTGGGCACTAGCCCGCGCACGCGACGCCGGCAAGACCGACGAGCTGGTGCGGCTGACGCACGTGCCTGCCCTGCAGGAACTGCGCGACGAAGCGCAAAGGGAGGCTCGTGGTGGCTGACGGCTCCTACCCCGCACATATTGAGGTGCGGCCGCGCGGGCGCACGCGCCCATTGTTGGTGGCCGACCTGTTCTGCGGCGCCGGCGGCATGAGCAACGGAGTGGCGCGCGCGGTGCGCGAGCTCGGCCTGCGCATGAAGCTGGTGGGCGTGAACCACTGGGATGTCGCGATCGAGACGAACCGGCGCAACCATCCGGAGCATGCGGCGCGCATCGCCTGCGCGAATCTTGAAACGGCGCTGCCGCTGGATCACGTGCCCGAAGGCTATCTCGATCTCCTCATCGCAGCGCCGTCGTGCGTTTTCCATAGCCGCGCTCGTGGCGGCCGACCCGTGCACGACCAGCAGCGCATGGATCCGTGGCACGTGGTGCGGTGGTGCACCGAGTTGCGGGTCAAGCGCCTGGAAGTCGAGAACGTGCCCGAGTTCATGGACTGGGGGCCCTGCTCGCTGGTGACCGGCAGGCCGATCCCGAGCCGCAAGGGCGAGTACTTTCGCGCATGGGTAGCCGCGCTCGAAGCGATCGGCTTCCGTCTGGATTGGCGCATCCTCTGCTGCGCAGATTATGGCGACCCGACCACCCGCCGCCGGTTCTTCCTGATCGGCCGCAGCGATCGCGGCCCGCTCGAATGGCCAGAGCCATCGCATGCTCGTGCAGCTTCTTCGGACCTGGTGGGCACACGTGCGAAGTGGCGCGGCGCGCGCGAGGTCATCGACTGGAGCATGACCGGTGCCAGCATCTTCGCTCGCAAGAAGCCGCTGAAGCCCAACACGATCCGCCGGATCCTGGCGGGCGCAGTGAAATACAGCTGGCCAGCACCCTATGTCGAAGCCCTCCAGACATTGATCGACGGCGGCGTGCCGCGCCTGACATTCCCGCGCGCCGAGGCGATCGAGCTCGGCCTGATGGCGCCGGACGGCATGGGCATCGTGCTGGCCACTGCCAGCGGAGGCGTTGCGCGAGACCTCGATCAGCCCCTGCCAACCATCACCACCGGCGGCGCCGGCGGCGCGCGTCCTGGCTGCGCACGTCCCCAGCTCGTTGAGCCCTTGATCGTGATGCGCACCAACAGCGATGGCGGGCGCACCTCGCGTCCCATCGATGAGCCTCTGCCCACGATCTGCACCGCCGGCGGCGGCTTCCTCGCTGACCCGCTGATCGTCCCAGTGTCGAACAGCAGCAACAAGGCGCCGCCGCGCAGCACCGAGGATCCGCTGCGCACGGTCACCACTGCGAAGGGCGGTGATCAGGCAGTTGCAGTGCCCCTGGTGGCGCCTTACTACGGCGGAGGCTCCGGACTGACTGCCGCTGCGGTGAGCGAACCTGTGCCCAGCGTAACCACGAAAGCGCGCTTCGGGTTGGCCGAGCCTGTCCTGATGCGCGCCGGCCACGGCGACAGCGATGGTCGCGACCCGGCCAGCCGCATCCTCAATGCCGACGCACCGGTGCCCGCTCTAACCGGCTCCAACGAGGTGGCCATCGCGCAGCCGATCGTCATGCGGGGCAACGTGGGTATTGGCCGCACGCGGGACATGCGCAGCGCGACAGATCCCCTCCCGACGATCACCACGTCAGAGTCGCTGGCCTTTGCACTCCCGGTCACGCACCACGGTGACACGCGCACCCACGACATAGACGAGCCGCTGCCCACCATCACCGGCGCCAACCGCGGCGAATTGGGCCTGGCCCAGCCAGCGGCGCAGCTCTGCGACGAGGTCCGCATCGACATCAACTACCGGATGCTGCATTGGCGAGAGCTGGCGCGCGCGACTTCCTTCGACGACGAGGGCGAGGTCTACGACTTCGCCGGCAATGCCACCGAGATCACGAAGCAGATCGGTAACGCGGTACCGAACCGCACTGCAAAGGCGCTCGCGATGACGCTGCTGAGGGATGCGGCATGACCGATCCCTATCGCGAGTTCCTCGAGCGCAAGGTGCGCGTCGCGCCGTCGCTCGGGTTCGACGTCTCGCCCGATGACGTGCACCCGCTCCTCAAGCCGCACCAGCGCGACAGCGTAGTGTGGACATGCTCCGGCGGGCGCCGCGCCCTCTTCCAGCGCTTCGGCCTCGGCAAGAGCATGCAGCAGTTGGAGATCATGCGGCTGGCGCGCGCGCATGCCGGCGGAGCCGTCGGCATCGTGGTGCCGCTGGGCGTGCGTCAGGAGTTCCGCCGCGACGCAGGCAAGCTCGGGCTGGATACGCGTTTCGTGCGCACCAGCGCCGAGGTGGATCCGAACTTCGATGGCATCCACCTGACCAACTACGAGAGCGTGCGAGACGGGAAGCTCGACCCGAACCTATTCACTGCGGCCAGCCTCGACGAGGCCTCTGTGCTGCGCAGCTTCGGATCGAAGACCTATCAGCAGTTCCTGACCCTGTTCGACGAAGTCCGGTACCGGTTCGTCGCCACGGCCACGCCCAGCCCGAACCGCTATAAGGAGCTGATCCATTACGCCGGCTTCCTTGGCGTGATGGACACGGGCCAGGCCCTCACCCGCTGGTTCAAGCGCGACAGCACTCAGGCCAACAACCTGACCCTGTACCCCCACAAGGAACGTGAGTTCTGGCTATGGGTGGCGAGCTGGGCGCTGTTCCTGCAGAAGCCGTCCGACCTGGGTTACAGCGACGAAGGCTATGACCTGCCGGAGCTGACAGTGCATTACGTCGAGGTGCCGGTGGACCACAACACCGCCGGCGCCGAGCGAGATGGCCAGGGCAAGTTGTTCCGCGATGCCGCGATGGGTTTGCAGAATGCCGCGAAGGAGAAGCGCGACACGCTCGGCGCGCGCGTGGCTGCCGTGCAACAGGTGGTCGCCGCCAGGCCGGATGAGCATTGGCTGATCTGGCACGACCTCGAGGCTGAGCGGCATGCGCTGCAGGCTGCCATCCCCACCGCCGTCAGCATTTACGGCGAGCAGGAGCTGGACGAGCGCGAGCAGGCAGTCATCGACTTCAGCGAAGGCGTGATCCCGATCCTGTCGGCCAAGCCGGTCATCGCCGGCAGCGGCTGCAACTTCCAGCGCCATTGCCACCTGTCGGTCTATGCCGGCATCGGCTTCAAGTTCAACGACTTCATCCAGTCCATTCACCGCATCCAGCGGTACCAGCAGATGCACCCGGTCGAGGTGTGGATCGTCTATGCCGAGAGCGAGCGCGAGGTGCTGGCCAGCCTGCAGGCGAAGTGGACGCGCCACGAGGAGATGGTAGAGAAAATGAGCGAGATCATCAGGGAATACGGCCTGAGCAAGGCCGCCATGGCGCAAGTACTTCAGCGCTCGATCGGCGTGGAGCGGATCGAAGCCAGCGGTACCGGCTGGACCGTCGCGAACAACGACTGCGTGGTGGAGACGCGCGGCATGGCCGACGACAGCGTCGACCTGATCGTGACCTCGATCCCATTCGCCAACCACTACGAGTACAGCCCGAGCTACAACGACTTCGGGCACACCGACGACAACGCGCACTTCTGGGCGCAGATGGACCACCTCAGCACGCAGCTGCTGCGGATCCTCAAGCCGGGCCGGATCGCGGCCATCCACGTGAAGGACCGGATCCAGTTCGGCGCGGTCACCGGCGCCGGCGTGCCGACCGTCAGCCCCTTCCATGCCGAGGCGATCTTCCACTACCGGTCGCACGGCTTCGACTACATGGGCCTGATCACGGTTGTGACCGACGTGGTGCGCGAGAACAACCAGACCTACCGGCTGGGCTGGTCGGAGCAGTGCAAGGACGGCACGAAGATGGGGGTGGGCTCGCCCGAGTACATCGTGCTGCTGCACAAGCCGCAGACCGATCGCAGCCGCGGCTATGCCGATGAGCCGGTCCGCAAGCAGAAAGCGGATTACACGCGGGCGCGCTGGCAGGTGGATGCGCATGCGTTCTGGCGCTCGAGCGGCCGCCGGCAGCTGACGGCCGACGAGCTGGCGCAGCTGGGCCCTGACAAGTTGGCCAAGCTGTTCACCGAGTACTCGCTGCGCGAGGTCTACGACTACGAGACCCACGTGCGCATCGGCGAGGAGCTGGAGGCGCGCGGCGCGCTGCCCTCCACTTTCATGTCACTGGCGCCGGGCAGCCATGACCCGGACGTGTGGCACGACGTCAACCGCATGCTGACGCTCAACGGCGAGCAGACCCGGCGCGGCCTGGAAAACCACATCTGCCCGCTGCAGTTCGACATCGTCGACCGGCTGATCCAGCGCTTCAGCAATGCCGGCGAGCTGGTGTTCGATCCCTTCGGCGGGCTGTTCACCGTGCCGTACCGGGCGCTGAAGTTGGGCCGCAAGGGCCGCGCCGCCGAGCTGTCCACCGCCTACTTCATGGACGGCGTGCGGTACCTGCAGGCGGCCGAGCGCGAGATCGCTATGCCGGATCTGTTCGCAACGATGGACCCGCTGCCGCAGGACCAGGCCGCATGAAGCCCCAGCTCTTCCCGCGCGAACCGCGCCGGATGAAGCAGCCGGCCAAGGATCTGCTCCGGCAGCAGCTGGCCATGGCCGCCGACCACATCGAGCGGGTCACCGCCGAGAACCACGCTCTGCGCGCGATGTGCGCAGACCTCATCAACACCTGCCAGGGCAGCGCCGACCAGATGCGCGCCGCCTTGGCGAACACGGAGACCGAATAACCATGAACACTGCCACCACAGAATCGATCCGCCTGCCCGAAATCATTGCCTCGATGCTCAATTACGCGGGAGTGGCGGACACGTGCGAGGTCACCCAGGGGCACGCACCGGTCGCCATCCGCAATTGGGCAGAGATGCTGCAGCAGTTGGCCGCGCCTGCTGCTGTGCCGGTGGATGACGCGGAATACGGCAGCGAGGAGTGGCAAGCTATTCGCAACGGCAGGGCATTAAAGCTCCCGCCCATGCCACACGAAGGCGCTCTAATGCCGCCACTGGATAATGGCGACTACCAGCGGGGCTATGACGCAAATGACATGTGCGAATATGCACTGGATGCCATCGCCGCCACGCTAGCCACCCACCCCCAGCCGGCAGCGGCGAAAGATGTGCCGGAGCTGTTCGTGCAATGGCTGGAGCGCGAGATGCCTGCGGGCACCATTATCGGCAAGCCTGCCTGGTGGGCGCCGAAGCTGGCACGCGCCCTGCGCAGCGCCGAGCGCGGCGTGCTGGGAGGATGCAATGGCTAGGTACTTCGTTGACGACATCGAAGTCGAGCGCAGCCACGCGATGAAGGTTTGGCACGGGTCAAGGACTTACAGGCTGGCGAACCCCAAGACACGCGGCTACATCTTTCTGACTGCGGAGAAGGGCGAGGGCCGGGATGGAGAGATCCAGCACCTGGCCGAGGCAGGCATACGCATCGCTCCGGATCGGGAGGTGCGCAATGGCTGACCTCTTCCCCGGCACCAGGCCTGCCCGCGCAAAGCCACGCGTGATGATGCACGGCGACGACTTCGGCTATGACGGCGACATCACCCTGGCCCACATGGTCTGCGCTAAGTGTGGCCACTGTGGCGACTGGATGTCGTTTGAGAACGACACCGAGGCCAGGCGCGGTGCGCCTTGCCCAATTTGTAACAGTAAGCAACTGGAGACCACCCGATGAGCACAACCCCGACCACCACCCAACGGCTTCTCCGGCTGCCCGATGTCCTGGACCGCGTTGGCATGTCGAAGTCGACTCTCTATAGCCGCATCCGGGATAAGACGTTTCCCCAGCCCCTGCACCTGGGCACGTCATCGGTATGGGTCGAGTCCGAGGTAAGCGAGTGGATCAACGACCAGATCGCCCTGCGTGACAAGGCGGCTTGAGCTGGGGGTATCTGTGGGGGCATCTCACGGCGCCGAGGTAGCTCCCAACCTTTACTATCAACGCCTTACCGCAAATCTGCGGTAGAGCCCACCTCCACCA